TTGACCCTGCTAACGGTGAGTTCTTTGTAGGAACCAAAGCAGTTTTCAACAAAAAGAAAATCCGTATTGCTCACAATCATGAAGAAATTGACCTCTTCTATCAAGGTGAAGTTGCGACTATTCTTCACGCTTGCTTTGATTGTCTACCTCGCACCGATGCTATCGTTCAAGGCGACTTTATTGGTTTTGGCGGCAGTGATACTTTTCGCCCCAACACGATCACTTACGTCTTTCCTGAAAGCGTAGATCAGAAAGTTATCATTGCTCCGCACACTGTGTATGAAGCAAACGACGATCTTCGTGATAGTTGGGCACTGCCTCTGATGCTCAATCTGCAGAGCACCGATGACTGCTTGTTCATCAAACCTCAAGCATACATTCAGTATGGTCAAACGTCCTTTGCTGATGTAGAAGAGATCTGCCAGTTTGCCCGCCAGATGGCAACTGCTGTGACCTTTGTTTCTGACAAGGAAGCAGCAAAGATTAAGCAACAACTCAATGCCCGTATTCGTGCTGGCGAACAGATTAGCACGGAGAGCGTAAATGAGTTTGATTGTGACCCTAACCTCATCCGTTTGTGGGCACTGGTGAAGAGCATCAAAGACGATTGTTTGTTCCTTTGCCGCAATGATGGTCCTGCTGCTTATTTGAACTGTGAGCGTATTGATGCTGAAGGATACGTTCTCTCCAATGAGTTCGGTATGTTCAAACTGGTCAATCGTGAGTGCTTTTCCTATCACAATTTCAACAGCGGGCGCTTTCAGTGTGCCGCCTGAGGGAGTGGCACAAGACCCCTTGTAATGCCCCTCATTTGCTGCAATACTACGTACAGATCAGACAACACCACTGATGACTGCCTACCTGGAAACCAACCTTCTGCCCCTCATTCTTGACATCAAAACCCCCAAGACTGAGAGTTATATTTTGATCGCTGCTGGTCTTGGTGATAAAACTTCCCAGAGCAGTGTGTTGATTCAAGTTGGAAACAAACTGGAAGAATTCTGGAATCTTGTGATCAGTGAGTGTGCAACAAATCTGATCGAAACTAACAACAAAATCAAAGTCAAGAATTCAAATCGTCAACTAGATCACCTGTTCGAAGGTATGTCAAACACTCATCTTTTCTATCTGGAAAGTAAGTGTAACCTGAACTTTGATACTGAAAAGAAACCTGCCTCAAATGATAAGGTGAAGCAAGTTACCGAAGCAATCACTGAAAAGTATAACAAACCTGTGGAAACTGGTTACTTCGTGCCCTGCATTCGCTCCATTCCTGCTGATGTTCAGAAAAAGTACCCGAATGTCAACATCTATGGTGTGGAGTGGTTGATGCAAACTATCAACTGCAATCTATTCACCGTTGACGAATTCTTCACCTTTTTTGAGGAAGTTATCGGTCCAATTCTGGAGGAGAAAATCTACGGATGAGATTTCCCTTGTGCCAGTTCCCTAAGTGGCACAAGACCCCTTGAGGTTCCCCCCAAGACCTGCCATACTAAGGACATCAAACGGAAACGGAGCAAATGAACAAAGTTTACGCAGTGATCGGTGGTTTTGATTATGAAGGTGAGGACTTCAAATCCCTCCGCCTGTTTGATTGCTTCTCTACCGCAAATGCTTACCTTGTTCATCTAGAAGAAAATGAGGGTTACGACTACTCTATGATGGATGTTCGGGAAGTTGTGATGGAATCTGCCCTCGCTGTTGCCTGACCTTTACCCCTTTATCTTTTTTCAAAATGCGCTTAGATGTTCGTTGTGATGCTGCCCCTTGGGAGAACACTACCTGTGACGCTGATAAAGCATACGATCTAGCATACAATCTTGCTGAAGAGTATCAACGACCTGTAGACCTCTATTACAACTCTACGGGCACTCTTTACACTCAAGTGTTTCCTTAGAGACTACACTTTATCTTATCTCTGACAAACCTATTCTACTCACATTCTGGAGGATGTGTCAAGTGACCAACGAAACTGCTGATCTGTTCATTGAACATGAAGAGCAAAACAATGTGGATATGGAGCTAGAACGAATGGCAGCAGAATTGGAGATTACTGTTGACTATTTGATGGCAGAATTCCTCTGAAAAGTGTTGTCTGGTGCTCTGACACTTTGAGCACCTTAGACACACCTTCCGGGCGATCCTACGGGGGTCTGTGCCACTCTATAAAGCGCACACTAAATCCCCTGCTGCCCTTCATTCCGTGCCATACTAACTTTGTTCTGAAAAACGCAATGGATTTCGACACTATCGACACCGACATCTGGACTGAAATTCAGGATGCTCCTGGTGAAATCTTTGACATTCCAGAGATGTCTGATGCCAAAGACTTCGATCTGAATGGTTACTTCAACTCCAACTACGACTACTGATCATGATTGAAACTCTTCTTGCTGTTGCTCTAGTTGTGGGTCAGATTGAGATTGCTCCTGGTATCATCCAAACTGAATACCTTGTGAATGACATTGTGATCACCGAAGTTGAGGACCGTAACTGATGCTTGCTTCCATTGTGGTTCGTCATCACTTTCACAAAATGTTGGGCACTGTGACACCTGATACATACAACTTTAGCGGCGATGGTGTCACTCTGCTGGGTCTAGTTGGAGTCATCTCCACCTTCATTATCATCGTAACAGCATTCCGCCGCTACTACGGTTCGCCTATTCGCAAATGAAATCCTTCATTCTAGGAGTTATATTTGGTGGCGCAATGTCATCTGTTGGGTTTAGTTCTATTGCTCCAATCCTGGACAATGGAATGAGAACAATTCAGCAAACTTCCATCAATGTGGTTCGCAATCAACAGGGCAACATTACGCCCCAGATATACCCAGATCCCCTGCCTTTGCCCAGTTCTCAAAGTGGCACACAGATTCGCTACTGATCCCCCTGATGCCCTACACTGATTACATCAGGGGTTGAGAGACACCTGAGTTCCTTGATTTCACCGCTTGAAAACTAGAACAACTTCACTCCTGTTTGTCATCTACTTTCTGATCTTTGGTCATGGAGGTATCATGAAGAAAGCAAAATTGAATCTAATCGAACTCCCCCAAATTCACGCCTGATTGACATGATTACGACTTCTTTTGCTTACGGTGAATCCTACGGTGTGAAGGATCATTATGGTTTCGATGAGCGGGATCATGATGACTTCTACACTGCCGAAGATTATGATCAACGGGCAGCAGAGCGGGACGGTTGGAGAAGTGTCACATGGGATGGGCGCTGACCCCCTCCGACCCCTTATAATTGATTCATACCAAACGAACCGAAACGATGAGCACTCAAACTTTCAACGGATGGGCAAACTGGGAGACCTGGAATGTTGCCCTCTGGATTGCTAATGATGAGAGCATCTATCATGCTGCCACTGACTGCACTTCCTATCAGCAACTGGTTAAAATGCTCTGGGAATGTGGCAGCAAAGAAACCCCAGACGGTTGCCGCTGGGATGACCCTAAGATCGACGGATTGGAGATCAACGAAATGATCTCCGACCTCTGAGTTGGAGTCCTGAGTAAGACTTAAAACTGCTCACTTTCACACTTCAAACAACACTTTTCTTTCTGATTATGACCCGCGAAATTGCTATCAACCTGCTGCGCCAAGGTAACAACGGTGATCAACTTCTCCAGATCCTTGACACTGTGGTTGAAGATTTCACTTCCCAGAACATCGATGATGCTGCCGCACATTATGCCGCGATTTCGATGCCCACTCTGGAACCTGTGGCATTCTGAGTCTGATTTCGAATTGTGTCGGGGGCGCTCTGGGGTGCCCCTGATGCCCTAGGATGATCAAACAACCAAAGGGAAACCCGATGTTCCGCTCCTACGCTGCCTGCTCTGATCTCCAGAACCGCGCCACCCTGTGGTCTTGCTTTAAGAATGCAGAGCAGCAGTTCTCCCGCGATGGGCAACCTCAGGTGTTCGATTCGGTGTTCATCGCTGCCTGCTATCGGGATCGCTATTCTGAGGATGTAAAGCGGTGAATCCCGCCCACCCTGTGCCACTTCAAAAGGTTGCACAGGGTTACCCCGAAGGGGGGCATCTACCGACTAGGATTACTACAGTTCAAAAAAACACCGAAACCAATGTTCTACCCCGCTCACAACATCGAAGGGCAAATGATCATCCGCAACACCGAAACTGGCAAGGTGTTTCTGTCGCAAATGGAGAACAAAAAGTTCCGTGAGGTGATTGCTTCCCTCTACAACTTCCTCGGTGAGACTAACCTTGGTTGTGAGGAAGCATACGATTGGGTTTGCAATCAGGTTGGCATTGATACCTTTGTTGCTGACGAATGGGCATGGGATTGTTTCTGGAATGTGTGGAATTCTTCCACTGCTGCCTGACACTTTTCTCCCCTTACTTCCTCCTCAAATGCGAATTCAAACTCCCTACAATTTCTCCCGCTTCGCTTACTTCGGGTTGGACACTTCTGCCCGCTCTGGTGATGAGTTTCTAGGTTGCGGGTTGGGTAAACTTTACTTCGGAATCTACCCCACTCAGTATGGTTTCGAAATTTCCTACGGCATACTGAATGAGAAGGATTGCCTGAACTGATCACCTTCACTCCCGCAAACCAACTACACACTCTCCAATGAACTTCACCACCGCGACTAAACTTGATCTGGCAATTGCTGAGGCACGGGGAGAGTTTAAAGTTACCCGCCTGCCTATTCGCTACGCCCGCAAATCTGAATTGGTGATGAGCAGGGTTGGCGGAGGTGGCAGTCGCTGGAGCAATGCAACTGGCGGCAATGGTAGACTGAAAGCAGGGCAACTCCGCCCCGATGAGATTGCTCTGAAATCTGCTCTGAGGTAACAACGAAGGGATCACGAATGCAGGGGGCAGTATCATTCGTTCTCAGCATTCGTGATGGGCAGTTGTCCTTATAACGTTATCGTTATGATGGCGCGGCCGTGCGGTTACCCCCGTATATAAAATCGCTAACTACCCTAACCTACAACGGACCTAAAAAGCGAGAGTGATTATAAGACTCTTGAAAATTTCCGGAGGAAATGGTAGAATGCCTCTAAGATTTTCCAAAAAAATTCTGCCCAGAAAAAAATGACACGAAGACCTCAACCATACTGGAATTTTTGGAAAGTTGTTTTCGCGGGATGGTTGATACGCTATCCTAAGACATTTTTTAAGATCTTCGGAGTGCCTATCGGAATGATGATCGTCTGGATATATAATATGATCGCAAGGTAGGATAACGATTCAAAAAATGCTTGAGAAGATATATCACATATACGCGAAACAAAATTGTCTGTTCCATTCACTCAAAGAAGAAGAATTCTACACAACTTGGAATACATTAAAAACAATGGTAGGTATTATGAAAACTGATTATAGTCTTGATGATCTGAGTTACGAAGAACTCTTAGTGAACAGGGAGATCAGTCGGGAAACCTCGAACTGAACCCCCTTTACAGATACTAAATAGCACGATAGAATTGACCTGAAGGTTTTTTATTTCTTATGGCAAAAGGATTCACTGTTAAAGCAAACCCTCCCACAAAATCAGAAACTGAGTGGGATTATGAAGCAATTAAAGAAAGAATGCGTGGGAAGACAATTGTTTTCTGTCTTCCTGGAAGAGGATGTTCATTTATTTTCCTCAAGGCATTTGTGCAACTCTGTTTTGATCTTGTGCAGAATGGTATGGGAATTCAAATTTCTCAAGACTATTCTTCAATGGTCAACTTTGCACGTTGTAAGTGTCTAGGAGCAAATGTTCTCCGAGGTCCTAAGCAAGTTCCTTGGGATGGAAAACTGCAATATGATTATCAACTCTGGATTGATAGCGATATTGTTTTCAATACTGAAAAATTCTGGCAACTTTGTGATGTTTCATTCCCTGCGGATGCAATTGACGAAGAAGGGAATGTTGATGAAACGAAGAAGAGAGGAATTACTGCTGGTTGGTATGCAACTGAAGATGGTGTCACTACCTCTGTTGCACATTGGTTAGAAGAAGATGACTTCCGTAAGAACGGTGGAGTCATGAATCACGAAACCACAGAAAGTATCAGCAAGCGTCGGAAACCATTTACAGTTGATTACACTGGATTTGGTTGGGTATTAATTGAGAATGGAGTTTTTGAAAGCCTTGAGTATCCTTGGTTTGCTCCGAAGATGCAAGTTTTTGAATCTGGTGCAGTCCAGGATATGTGCGGTGAGGATGTTTCATTCTGCCTTGATGCAAAAGAGGCAGGATTTGAGATCTGGTGTGATCCTCGCATTCGCGTTGGACACGAAAAAACTCGTATTATCTGATACGAATGTTCAATATTCTTTATAAAGGCAGAAAGATCTACACAAACCTTGATTATGAAGAATGCACGGAAGTCTTATCAGAACTTTCGTTAACTTATTACCAAACTGGTGAATACGATCCACATTACATTGAATTGGAGGAAATTGTAAATGGCTAAGCGACCATCTTCTAATGGAACAGTTAAAATTGAGTCTAAACCTAAGCGGACTCGGCAGGGTGCAGGGAAACATACGAAGTACTCTGCGTCATCTCGTAATGGAGCTCGAAAACGGTATCGGGGTCAAGGTTAATATCTTAAGTATCACGGGGAATTCTTATTCCTCGTGATTTTTTTATAAATTGTTATACACTCTCCAAAATTTTATGAAACCTTATGATCACATTGAAGAGTGGATGGTGCAAGTCTCTCGTATAAGAGGAGAGTTGAATGGGTTTTCTGTATGTCCTTATGCAAAACAAGCAAAATACAAGATCTTAGAGGTTGATATAGAGAACTTAACGGTCGAAGATGGGTATGATGTCATTATTTTTGTAGTTGATATCAATCTATCATTGGAAAATATTCAAAAATGGTGTAAAATATATAATCAAAAGTATTCTGAATGGAAATTTTTTGAGGATTGTGCTTCTTACGACACCTTCATTAACGGAATTCAGACAAATAATGGAAAATATAACCTCATTTTGGCGCAACCGAGGGAAAAATTAAGAAAATATCGTGAAATATTGGCAAAAACTAACTATTATAAGATGTGGGACGATGAATATTTGCAAGAAATCTTAGAAGAGGACTATAATTTGCTTGACAAGGGATAGAAACCCCTTAAAAAGTTCTGATTCTAGTCAAATCAGGAGATCAACAATGGGACAACCATCAGATCGTAGTAAAGAAGTGATGTATCAAATGTGGGGAACCACAAAATTAGTCACAGATTATGAAGTTATTCAAGAAAAGAAGATGCTTCGTGAGATTGGGCACGATGAAATCGTTCCTAAAAAGCATAATTTTCAAGTTCAGAATGAAATTCACGAAAGAATTCGCAATGAAGAAGATTATGACGATTGGGAATATGGAACTGAACCGATCCCTCTCAGAGAATGGAAATAATGTGAATAAATAAGGTAGATTATACTTTACCTTAGATGCCTGTAGAGAGAATTAGTAAGGAATTTAAAGATCTTAGTATGTCTCTACAGGTAAGCCCTTTGAATTATGATATTCTGGCAATAAAAAATGAGACTGCGATTGCTCGCGCAGTTCGTAATCTTGTTTCAACAGTGCCAGGTGAAAGATTTTTTAATCCTAGAGTTGGATCTGATATTTCTCAATCACTTTTTGAAAATATCGATCCAATTTCAGCATCTGTGATTAAGTCTCAGATTGAAGAAACGATTAAAAACTATGAACCAAGAGTTCAGTTGACCGATGTTGAAGTGACTCCTTATTATGATGACAATGAATTCAATGTCACCATTCGTTATAACATCATCGGTATTGATGTTCAACCCCAGCAGTTAGTGTTCGCATTACAGCCAACTCGATAAATGGCAATTATAAATTTTACGGATTTAGATTTTGATCAAATAAGACTTTCTATTAAAGATTATCTTAGATCAAATTCAAATTTTACAGACTATGATTTTGAAGGATCGAATATGTCGGTCCTGGTAGATATTCTTGCATATAATACTTACATATCTTCTTACAATGCCAATATGGTAAGTAATGAGATATTCATTGACAGTGCAACTCTTAGAGAGAACATTGTATCTCTTGCAAGAAATATTGGATATGTTCCTCGTTCAAGAACTGCGGCAAGAGCAAATATATCTTTCTTTATAGATGTATCAAATTATTCATCAATACCTAGAATTGTAACTTTAAATAAGGGTATTGTATGCATAACAAGCTCAAATTTTGGAGGAGAAAGTTATACCTTTGCGACTCTTGAGGATATAACCGTTCCTGTTGTAAATGGAATCGCAAGTTTTAACAATATTGATGTTTATGAAGGGACATTCTTAACAACTAATTTTACTGTAAATCCAAATGTCCCAAGCCCACCACAAAGATTTATTATTGAAAATCCAAATGTTGATACTAGTCTGATTAATGTTGTTGTATCGAAGACAGTTTTTAGTAATATTTCTAGTAAATATACGTTAACTAATGATATTTTTGATGTTGATGGCGATTCAAAGATTTTCTTTATACAAGAAGTTGATGATCAAAAGTATGAATTAATTTTTGGTGATGGTATTTTCGGTAAAAAACTCGAAGAAAATAATTATATTTCGGTCAATTACATAGTATCAAATGGAGAATTGGGTAATGGATTATCCCAGTTTAATTTTGCTGGTAGATTGAACTCCAATATTGGACTTATATCTCGTGGAATATCTTTAATTACTACCAATCAAGTATCAGATGGTGGAAGGGAAATTGAATCTGTCCAATCCATTCGTAATTATGCTCCCAAAAATTATGCAGCACAAAATAGAGCAGTAACTGCAGGTGATTTTAAGGCAATTATACCTTTGATCTATCCCGAATTGGAATCAGTTTCTGTATTTGGAGGGGAAGACTTATCTCCACCACAGTATGGAAAAGTTTTTGTTGCTGTCAAACCACAAAATGGTTCTTTTTTACCATCAAGTGCTGCTCAAAATTTAAAGAATAAATTAAAGAAATATTCTGTTGCGGGAATTGTAACAGAAGTCATTGATTTAAAATATTTGTATATTGAATTAGATGTGAGTATCTACTACAATACAAATATGGTGTCAAATTCAGAACTTGCTGCCAATAAAGTGATCTCAAATCTGAGCAAATATTCAAAATCTATTGAAATTAATAAGTATGGTTCTAGATTTAAATATAGTAAGGTCCTTAAGTTAATTGATGATAGTGATGAGGCAATTACTTCTAACATTACAAGAGTTTCTTTAAGAAGAGACTTTAGAGCTTCTATTAATCAATTTGCAGAATATGAAATTTGCTTTGGTAATGAATTTCATATTAATAATTCAAATGGATATAATATTAAAACTTCTGGATTTAAAGTTAATGGGATTAATGATACCGTTTATTTTTCAGATAAACCAAACTCAGATATGAAAAAAGGATCACTATTCCTATTCAAGATTGTTCCAGAATCTGTTGATCCTGTTGAGGTTAGACAAAATATTGGGACAATAGATTATGAAAAAGGTGAAATTCTTTTAAATCCAATCAAGATCATTTCAACCAGTATAGATAAAGGTGAATCTATTGTTGAAGTTTCAGCAACACCAAAATCGAACGATGTTATAGGTTTACATGATCTGTATTTACAATTAGATACTAATAATATTACAGTCACTCCTGTTCCTGATAATATTTCATCTGGAAATGATATTTCTGGATCGAACTATATTACAACCTCAAGTTATACGAATGGAAAATTAATCAGAGAATAATAAAATGAAGAAAGCAAGGATTAACATTAGTAACATACTAAAAAACCAACTTCCTAATTTTGTAAAGGAAGAATATCCTTTGGTTGAAGAGTTATTCTCTGAATATTATAAAGGTCAAGAATATCAAGGTGGAATTTTAGACATACTTCAAAATATTGATCAGTATATCAAATTAGACAATAATACTAATTTGACTGAAAGCACTAATATTGTATCAGATATTAGTTTTGCAGATGCTGTAATACCTGTTACTAACACCAGTGGATTTCCAGATCGCTATGGTTTGATTGAGATTGATTCTGAAGTTATTCTTTATAAGTCAAAAACACAGAATTCATTCGTTGATTGTGTAAGAGGTTTTAGTGGAATTACTTCTTATGATAATTCTTTAAATTTTGAACAAACTATTGCTGAAAATCATGTAGATGGATCTGTTGTTAAAAATTTAAATATTTTATTTCTGAATGAGTTTTTCAACAAAGTTAAAAAGCAATTCGCACCTGGATTTGAGAATAGAAATTTCTTTAAAGATACATCTTCTAAAATTGACCTTAATGAAAATGTTTTCATTAAACAACTGAAAGATTTCTATTCATCTAAGGGAACTGATGATTCGTTTAAAATATTATTCAAATCACTTTTTAATGACAATGTTGAAATTATCAGACCTAGAGATTTTTTAATTCGTCCATCAGATGCTCAGTATAGAGTTAATAAGGAATTAATTATTGAAGCAATAGAAGGAGATCCTTTGGATCTTGTAGATACTACAATCTTCCAAAATCCTTTAACTATAAATGGTGAAGACTTTATTTCATATGCTTATGGAACGGTAAATAAGGTTGAAACTATTTCTAGAAAAGACAAGACTTATTATGCAGTCAGTCTAGATTTTGATTATAATAAGGATATTAACCTAAAGGGTTCTGTTTATGGTGAATTTGTAATTGGAGCAAAAACATTTATCACCGATAAAGTTTCTGAGCAGTCTACAGTAATCACAGTAGACTCAACGTATGGATTTCCAGAAACTAATGGAGTTTTAAGAGTCACATTTGATGATGGTCTAATCTCTACTATCTCGTATCAAAGAAAAAATCTTAATCAATTTATAGGTTGTTCCGAAATTAATAGAGAAATTCCCCAAGGAAATTCTATTTACTTGAATTATTATTGTGAAGGTGGAAATACTGTAGGGAATGATGAAAATCCTATTAAATTTAGAATTACAGGAGTATTATCAGAAGCAACAACATCTGATGATTCTCACTATATTGTAGAAGGTAATAGAATTAATCTAAGAACTTTAGGAAAGGATATTCGAGAACCTTCTTTTAATAATTGGAAATTTAATATTGCTCCAAAATATAATGTTAAAAGTATTATTAAAAATAATACTATCAATAACACTTATTTAATTGAAGTATATGATGAGCATATATTTTATAAAGGAGACAGTGTAAAACTTATTTCATCAAGACCTCAATTAGTTCCCGGAACTGATGATCTAGGATTTTCTGAATTTTTTGGCGATGTTCAATCTGTAGATGGAAAGTTCTCTTTTACTTGTGCCATTAATTTTGATTTAGATACTACTTTAGTATATGAAGTTGAAAGAGAAATTAATAAATTTAATTTTAGTTATAATTCTTCTATATCAGATTCAAATAATAATTACGTAACAGATGTTCAAAATGTTTATAGAGACTCTGAAGGATCTCTATATGTCGCTTCTCAGTCATTGCCAACATATACTAATGATGTTTTACCAATTACTGATGACACTATTGTATTATCATCGAGTGTTTATATAAGCGAAGAACTTAATCAGAACGATCCAGAAAAAATTGATAAGATTTTAAACATTGGAAGGCATACCTTTAAGACAGGCGATGCGGTTTATTATCAATCCGGAGATAATAATAATAAATTAAATTTATCTGAAGGAATTTATTATGTTAAAGTAGTTGGATCTCTTAATAACCCAACTCAAATTAAGTTATCTAGTAGCAGAACTAACATTGATAATAACATTTTCTTAGATGTTAGTTTAAAAAATCCATCTTTGACAGGTAGTGATAATAAATTATATAAGTCTACAAATGAAATAATTTATTTCCAAAATAGTCTTAAAAATAGTTTAACTTCTTCAAAATTTGAGAAATTTATTTCTCCAAAGAATTTAATAAAAAAAATTAATAATCCATTAGAAACCAAAGAAAAACAACTGACTTCTCCTGGACAGACTGGAATTTTAGTGAATGGTGTTGAAATTGTAAACTATAAATCAAATGATTTTATTTACTATGGATCAATTGAAGATATTAAAATTAAATCTCCAGGAAGCGACTATGATATTATAACCCCTCCGCAATTAAACATTGTTGATAAAAATGGGTCAGGTGCGTCTGCAATTTGTCACATTAGTGGATCTCTCACTAGAATTGATATTTTAAATGGTGGATTTGATTATGAAAAAACTCCTACCATTGAGATTAGTGGTGGTAATGGTATTGATGCTGAAGTAAGTCCAAATATGAGCACATTTGAGCATTCCATGGCATTTAGTGCCAAAGAAGGAACCTCTCAAATTAATTTTTCCTCAGATACTATCACATTTAATGTAAGACATAAATTTTATGATGGTGAGGAAATTAAATATGATTACACTCAAGTTCCTCTTGAAGGTCTTAGGAAAGAAATTACTTACTATGTTGGAACTGAAGATGATTATTCTGTAAAATTATATGCAACATATCAGGATTCTATTAAAAAGATCAACCAAATTGATTTAAACTTACCCAATGTATTGGGGACGCATTATCTGATAAGTGTTCAAAAGAAATCTACAATAGGATCTATCAATATTGTAAGGGCGGGAACTGGATATTCAAATAGAAAAACAGTTACTCTAAGTCAAAATATTAATATTTTTTCTAATGTAGTCAATATTAAAAATCATGGGTATCAAACTGGAGAAAAACTAGTATATTCAACAACAGGATCTCCTATTGTTGGTTTAGCAACAACATCCGAATACTTAGCTTATAAAGTCAATGAAGATCAATTTAAACTTTGCGAAATTAATAACCAGTCTGAAGATAAAAACTTCTATTTGAGAACAGAACAATTTGTTAATTTTACTGAAACCGGATCTGGAAATCATATTTTTAATTATCCTCCAATTTCAGTTAAAGTTATTGGATCATTTAAAAATAAAAATTTAAGCCCATCATTACTGGAAGCGCAAATTGTACCAGCATTTCGAGGATCTATAACTTCAGTTTTTGTTGAAAGTGGTGGAGTTGGTTATGGTTCTTCTGACATTATTAACTACAATAGGCAGCCAGATTTTGTTCTAGAAAATGGAACTGGTGCCGAATTAAGACCTATTATTTCTCAAGGAAAAATAAGTGAAGTTTTAATTGTAAATGGTGGATCTCAATACACTGCGCTTCCGATAATTGAAGTTGTTGGATCGGGAACTGGAGCTAAATTACTGCCAATTATATCAAATGGAAGTATAGTTGATATTGAAATAGTTTCTTCCGGTATCAATTATGACTCCGATGCAACAATTTTAAATGTCAATTCTGCTGGATCTGGGGCTAATTTTGAATTTTCTATTCAATCTTGGAATGTTAATTCTGTCGAAAGGTCAATTCAGAATGGTAATATTTTAACCAGTGATATTTTCCTTTATGACACTAAGAATGAGTATGATGAGAGAATGACTCAAATCACTCATTTATACGCACCTAGAAAACTTCGTGAAAATCTTATTGTTTCCAAGGAAGAAGGTGGTCAAATTTTCTACAGAAAGGATATTGAAAATGATACTAGATTGGATGATTATTATCACTCTCCTATAATTGGTTGGGCATATGATGGAAATCCAATTTATGGACCATTTGGATATGAAAATCCAGATGGATCTGGATTGACTAAGAAGATGAAGACTGGATATGGTTTAAATATCAGTAAACCAAATAGACCAAGTATAAACCTTTTCCCTGCTGGATTTTTTGTTGAAGACTATGATTATATTGGTAATGGAGATCTAGACGAATATAATGGAAGATTTTGCGCTACTCCAGAATTTCCAAATGGAACTTATGCATACTTTGCAACACTTGGAGAATTTGATAATGTATTCAGTAGAGATTATTTGCGCCCAACCTTCCCATATTTAATAGGAAACTATTATAAATCAACTCCGATTGAATTTAATTTTGATGCTGATAATACTCAAAACACGTTAGTATTTGAAAATATTAATTTAATTAGAAATACTACACCATATGGGATAATTTCTAAAAACAGTTCTTACAGTTATGCCTTTAATCCAATAGATTATGAGGAACAACTTAATAAAATAACTAGAGTTGGTAATGGAAAAATTGATAATATTAATATTATTTCAGGTGGAGAAAATTATAAAGTAGGAGATAAAATCACACTTTCTGAGGATGAATTTGGAAACAAATCTTATGCTGAAATTACAAAGATTAAGGGTGTCGGAATATCTTCAATTTCAGTAACCTTTAATGAAATTCCATATGTTGAATTTGGATCTTCTAGAGACTTTAAAACTATTGTTGGGGTAGCTTCAACTCCACATCAATTAAAAGATCAGGATGTTATTAATATTATAGGATTAAATGAGATATTTACAAATAGACAAAAAAATGTAACATCAAGAATAAATGTTTTTACAAATCAATTGTCTATAACAAAAAATGTTGAGCCAAGTTCTGTTACTGGTATAATAACAACATTTCAAGTTAGTGGTAATCTGAATGATTATGCTATTAAGCCAAATGACATTTATATTTCTCAAGAAGGAGAAGAGATTAAAATACTGAATATTGACCTATCCTCATCTTCTATAAGAGTTAAAAGAGGAGTTGGATTATCAACATATTATTCTGGATCAACTTTAACAGAAAAACCAAGAAGATTTGAAGTTAGCGCCGTGGAAGCTTCATCTTCAGATAATTTAAATGGTAAAATTTATCCCACTAATAGGGAACTATATTTTAATCCATCAAACTCTGTTGGTCTTGGAACAGTTGGATTAAGCACTACCATTTTCCTTAATATAGTTCCTTTAAATTATCAAGTTTCAATTGACACCGAAGCAGAAGTTATTATTGGTGTTACTACAGTTTTAAGAACGGGATTGATTTTCAATAACCCATTGAATGCTGGACAATTTAAAATTGGCGATTATATCAATTTGGTTGGATCTTCTGACCTTAGTTTTAATGCAGTTCAAAAGGCAAAAGTTCTTAATGTAGGCATTGGATCGATTGTTGTTGATTATGATTCAACCGCACTATCTGGAATTGGAGTAACTTCTTTTGTTACTAAATGGGAAGTTAGTGAAATTGGAATACAATCATTGTATCTACCAAATCACAACTTAAAAACTGGTGAAAAAATTACCTATTATGCAAATTCAGGAACACCCTTAGGAGTTTCTACAGATAAAATATCTTCTTCTTCATTATCTGATGGTAATGAGTTTTATGTTTCTAGTCTTGATCATGATCACATTGGAATTTCCACAGTAATAGTCGGATTGACGACATCTGGAGAATATTTAAATCCACTTAGTGGGCAAGGATTGCTATATTTTACTTCTTTGGGAAGTGGTTCTTATCATAGCTTTAAAACAAATTATAATGTCCAAAGTGGTAAAGTTATTAAAAATGTTGCAAGATTAGCAACTACTAAATCCCCATCATTATTCTTTAATGAAAATATTGAAGTTTCTAATGTACCAAAAACAAATAGAACCATTGGTGTAAAGTATAATAAAGAAAATAGAAGATTAGTTGTAAATCCAAAGTCCTTTACCGTTATTGATGTAGATACAAATTCTAGTTCTATTTTTATCCCAGATCACAGATATTCTACTGGTGATAAAATTATCCATACGACTGAAGATTTATCTTCTTTATTAGTAAATAATCAAATATACTACGTTGTCGTTGTTGATATTAATAATATTAAATTATCCGAAACATATTATGAAGCAATTTCATTAAATCCAAATATAGTAAGTATTAATACTGCTTCATATGGACAGTTTTCTTTAGTCAACCCTTCTATAAAATTATATAGAAATGAGACTATTAGATTTGATTTAACCGACAAATCATTGTCATTCATTAATGACGAAATCACTTACTCTGCATTTAGATTTAATCTATATAAAGATTCTAATTTTACAGAAAGATTTACTAAAACTGAAGAGGATACTTTCTTTAGTGTGAGGAAGATAGGGGATGTGGGAATTACAAATAATGCTGCTGTGGAATTGAGGATTAGTGATAAGACACCTTCTAGATTGTATTATAGATTTGAATTAGATAATATTAACTATAATGTACCAAATAATCAGTTAGAATATATTATAGACGATGAAAATATTACCAATAGTAGCACTCTTCTAATCGAAGATAGTGTTTATAGTGGAAATTATAATGTTTATAATGTTGGTAATAATTTTATAGAATATATTCTTGAAGAAAGACCTGAAAAAAGCGTATACTCTAATTTAGAATCATCTATCTCATATATTACAGATTCTTATTCTACTCTAGGTGAGATAGATGATGTTAAGGTTTTATCAAAAGATAGGAAATATAGAGTTCTTCCAGGAATTACTTCAGTTTCGACTAAAACTGGATCGGGTGCTATATTATTCCCATATAGTAAGGATATTGGATCTGCTAAAAAGGTAAAAATTGAAAATATTGGATTTGACTACAGTTCCGACTATAGTTTGAGACCTACTGGAAACCTCCCTCAAATTATTCAAGTAGAGCCATTAAGTATCTTTAAAGATATCAAGGTTACTTCTATTGGTAAAAATTACACAATTATTCCGACAATAATTGTTTTGGATGGATTAACTAAAGTTCAAGACAAACAGGCGGAGTTGAAGTTTTCCCCTGAAGAATCTTTGATTGAAATAATCCAAAATAGTTCAGGTCTTTATAATAAAACACCATATCTGATTCCTATTAATAATTCCAACGGATTTACTGTAAGTCCAGGATCGGTATCCTTTAACGAGGAAACCAAACTATTGACATTAACATTTAACACTTCTTTCAATAGCTTGGTAGATTTTCCTTTTTCTATTGGCAGTAAAGTTTTACTCGAAAACTTTAAAGTTAGCTCTACTTTCTTGAACGAATCTGGAGATCTTGAAGAGGCAACTAATGTCAGAGGACTTAATTCTGAAGATTATGGATATGCATTATTTGAAATTTATCTATCTTCTGCAGCAGTAGGTGGAAGTGGTGCATCTATTACAATTGATATGACACCATATTTAAATGATGATGAAATTCCCGGAATATACTCTCCAGTTAATTCTCTTGGATATGTTGTCCCTGAGAGTTATTTCCCAACTTTTGAAATTACCCTACAAAAAAATAATTTTATTTTGGGAGAAGAAGTTATTACGACAAGTGGATATACTGGTATTGTAGAATACTGGGATAATGAAAATGAATTTGTAAGTGTTCTTTCGGATGATAAGTTTGTAAGCGGCGATAAAATTACGGGTAAAACATCAAACTTGAGTGGAATTGTCGGAAAAGTCGAATTTTTTGATGCAGAGTATAGCACCAATTCTTTCTCTGTAGTTCAAAGAGGTTGGGATACTAATATTGGATTTTTAAACGATAGTATTCAAAGAATACACGATAGTGATTATTATCAATATTTCTCTTATGTTCTTAAATCTAAAACTCAATTTTCTGAGTGGAATGATCCTGTAAGTAGCCTTAATCATACCGTAGGATTCAAAAAATTTGGGACATTATCTATAGAATCTTTAACACCATCTGTTGGTGCTGCCACCACGGTTTCTTATTCTGAGTTAAATTCTGTTTCCGATTTATTTGAAGTTATTGATCTTAATTCATATCACGATTTTGATATGGTTTCCGAAAATGCGTATAATCTGGGTGGAAGAATAGTATCTGACCAAATAATATTCAATACCCGCGAAATACAAGACTATTCAGAATCTATTGGAAATAGAGTACTGATGATAGATGATTTTAGTAATCAATTTAACAATATTCCAAGAGCAGAAAGATTTTCAATCGTTGACAAATTCCCAATTTATCAAAATAGGCATAGAAAATACTTTGCTTATGTTAAAGATAAACTCTTCTTTAATGAAAGGCAATTCTCCATAATTTCTTTAATACACGATGATTTGAATGGATTTGTAAATCAATATGGAAGATTGGAAACTTACAATGAACTTGGAACGTTTGATTTTGTAATTAATGGTGACGAGGGTCAAGTTCAATTTAAACCTTTTGACTATGAATTCAATGATTTTGATATAGATTTAGTTTCTTATACTCTATTTGATACTTTTGTTGGTCTGGGAAGCACAACAGTTACAAACTACAATATTGGAACTATTGCTAATCTTTCCAATAATGTTGGTGTTCTTCCTGAAAATTCAACAAATGCCGTTACTGTTGCAACTATTCCCATTTCATATAGATCTTCTAAAATTATTTTAACTTCTAATAGTTTAAATGGGTCATATAGAGAGTCTACTGAATTAAATATTATTCACGACGGAACCAACGTATATATTACTGAATATGGAAAGTTATTTACTAAGAATATTAACCCCCCAGTTGGATTAGCAACATATTCTGCGTATATACAAGGTTCAAATATAATTTTAGATCTTGTTCCATATGTTGGATATGGGTCTACAGTAGAAGTTAATGTTTTTAAACTATCAGTAAGGGATGAAAATGCAACATCTGGAGGTGTTTTATCTGAAAATAATGCCAGATTAGAAACTGGATTTATTAATATTCCTTCCGGAAATGTTGGGGTTGCGATTACTTTCCACAATTATTCCTATGAGTATGGTGGTGGATATTATTATATGTCAATTCAAGACAACTCTACCTTTAGATACCAATCCCTAGAACTTTCTACATTAAATAATCAAACTGATGTTTATCATACACAATTTGGATCTATAATTACCGACGATTCTTTAGTTGGACTGGGAACTTTTTCCACACAAATAATCGGAAGACGAGTTTATCTATCGTTTATACCTTCAGTAAATGCAAATATTTCTATAAGATTCTATTATAATGGAATTAAAACAATTACTGAAACAGATATTCCGCCAAATGAGGTTGTTCTTGATTTAAATGAAGCTCAAATTGTAAGTTTTAATTCTGATTATATTGGAACTGAAAATTCTATAAAGAGATCTTTTGATTTGTTCCATAAAAAACTTCCTATTATGAAGAGAACCTTCAGAGGAAATAATTCTTCTGGAGTTAATTTATCTGCCGACAGGGTAAACATTCCAAATCACTATTTTTCAACTGGCGAAGAAGTTGTGTATGATTTTGGTGCAGATGAACCTATTGGAATAGCAACAACAACTATTGCTGGTATTGGTATTACTGATCAATTGCCATCTAATCTTTACATTATAAAAGTTAATGATCTTTCAGTAAGAGTTGCTGCATCAGCATCGGAAGCTTTAAAAGCAAATCCAGAATATTTAAAATTAACATCTTATGGAGTAGGTTCCCAGCATTCATTCACTGGAAAGAAAGGGAATAGTAGATCATTGATTACGATTGATAATATGATCCAGTCTCCTATCGTATCAGCAGGAAAAACTACATCCTTAAGCGCAAATGTTGCTTTAAAGGAAATAAGAGTGAAAGTTAATGACCCAAGTATTTTTATTGCTGGTGATATATTTAAAGTTGATGATGAGATTATGAGAGTTAAATCCGTGGGATTTGGTTCTACTAACACTTTACTTGTTAATAGATTTTGGATGGGAACTCTTCCAGGTATTCATAGCACTGGGGCTATATGCGAAAGACTGAAGGGAGATTATAATATTATAGGTAATAAGATTAATTTCTATGATGCTCCTTATGGAAAAGTTCCAGTAGTTGCAGAAAATCCAAGATATGATGAGGTTGATTATATTGGAATTCAAACCAGTTCTTCTTTCTCAGGTAGAATATTTAATAAATCAGGAACAACAAATAGCTCTTCAGTGACTTATAGTGATAATATTTTATTAGATGATTTATCAAATGAGTTTACTGGAATAGCAACAATATTTACCCTTAATGAAAATGGAACTCCAGTTAGTGGAATTTCAACATCCAATTTATTTGTCTTGATTAAAGATATCCTACAGATTCCAAATAATGAACTTAGGACAAATAATGGTGCATTTGAACTAGGATCAAATCTAAGTGGTCAAACTACAATCGTTTTCAATAAAGATCCCGAAAAAGATTTTTCTAATATAGATGATATCAATACTACAAATATTCCTTCAGGTGGTATTATACTGAGTGTTGGATCCACATTTGGTGGAGGATATCAACCAATAAAAACTGCTGGAGGTATAGCACAGGTTAATAATAGTGGCCAAATTTCTTCGATCTCAATAGGATTTTCTGGATCAGGATATAGAGTATCCGGTGAAAAGGAAATAATAGTATCCAGTGCATCAACAGTTTCTATTGGAACTAATATTATTCCAGTTGTTGAAGAGCGAGGATTATTCTCGAAGTTTGCATATTCTGGAGAACCAACTTGTAATGTAGGAATTGGAACATCTTTATATTCAGTTTCTATTAGTTCTTATAATTCAGTTTTATCGACAATTACAATATCTAGAAATACTGAGGTTGAAATTCCAAAATCTACACCAATTTCTATCAAATTGAACGAATTGACTGCAGAATTAGTTGATATTGGAGTTAGGACTGAAAGTAATGAAAATTATGAAAAACATTATATTGGATTTACAACTGTTGTTGAAGGGCATATTTCAGGTTCATTGAATCTTATAAATCCCGGCATTGCATTTACAAGTTTTTATGATAAGTTCAACACTAATACATCAATATCAGTTTCATCTGGATCTACAATATTCTATTTGAATTCTATAAATGATATTTTCGTTGATGACTATATTTCCATCAATTCTTCAGCGTTGTTAAAAATTGTTGGAATTGGAAATACCTTTGTTTATTCAGAAACTCCTTTTGGTTCCGCAGTTTCTTCAGGAACTAATGTTCTTATTAGAAGATATTCCCCTCCAGAAGTTGTATTTGATTCTCCAGTTGGATATTCCAATATCCCATTAGTTTATAGCTCTTTATCGGGTTCTAGTGGAATTGGAACTGGTGCTAAGATAAAAATTAGTGTAGGTGAGGATGGGGAAGTAATTGATTTTGATATTCAAAATTCTGGATATGGATACAAAAAATCAGATATACTTACAGTTCCAGTAGGAGGATTGAGTGGAATACCTGCAGATCCTTCACTTACATTTGCTGAATTTAAAATCTTCGTTGACAGTATCTACAACACTAAGTTTTCTGCTTGGTCTATTGGAGATTTACTTGTTATTGATAATTTTGATGATTTATTTGATGGAAATAGAAGAGTATTTCCAATTAAAATAAATGGAATACCTAGATCAATTAGAGCAAAAAGAGGATCTACGCTTGATATTCAGGCAACGTTGATCGTTCTGTATAACGACATACTTCAAGTTCCTGGAGAAGGATATACTTTTAAAGGTGGAAGTATTATTACCTTCCCAGAAGCTCCTAAGTATGAAGATAGGGTCTCTATAATCTTCTATAGAGGAAATGAAGAAGTTGATGTTATTGATGTTGATCTTCTAGAGACAGTTAAAGTTGGTGATGGATTGAGAATTGTAAATGATCAAAAGAAATTTAACGAAGATCAGAGAATAGTATCTGATGTTGTTTCTTCCGACTATGCAAATACAAATCCATATTTGGGTAGAGGTATTTCGCAGAATATTGATTTCTTAAGACCAGTAGTATTCTCAAAACAGAATATTGATTTAGTTATTGATGGAGTTAATATCGGTAAAGATAGAAATTGGTATGAAACGACCATTTATCCATCTACAACTGTTATACAGGATATTGGGATTGGTAGTAGCGAAATATACGTTGAGTCTTTAAAGACATTCTTTGATAATGATGCTGAAAATATTGTTGATAAAGATAAATTCGTAATTAAAATTATTGATCAAACTCCACTTAAGGGCGCAATAGCAACTTGCCAGGTTTCTTCTGGAAATATTTCATCCATTGATTTAATTGATGGTGGATATGGATACTCTGAGGCACCAAAGGTATTAATTGAAAATTCTCCAGTTTCTTCTGGAATTGCATATACAATGTCCCTAACTTCAATAATTGATCAATCTGGCATCTCAACAACTGGAGTGACAAGTTCTATTTTAGGGGAAACTATCATTGGGGTTGAAAGTGATACTATAGCAATTCTTTCCGGAATATCAACTATTGATCCTATTATTTCGTATGTTCCTATTACTCCAACAACATTTATTGTTAGTGAAGAGATTAGATTTGAAGAATCTGGTTTAAACGCTGAGATTCAATCACTATCAACAAACTCAAGCAATGCAGTTGGTGTTGCAACCATCACTGATGGTGTTGTAACTGGCATTGATATAGTAAATGCTGGATATGGATATACTTATGGACCTATTAAAAACCTAGAAGTTATTAGTAATGGTTCTGGTTATCCGGAAACTTTAAACCCATCAAATAGTTCATTCTATAATGCAAGACTTAAAACATCAACCGGAATTGGTTTTGGTGGAATTGTAGATGTTATTATTGAAAAAGATCTTATTACTCTATTACCAGTTCTTGACTTTAATAGTGATAATATTAAAAACGGTGGTTCTAACTATAAAGTTGGAGATATTTTAGAAGTAAAAACATTTGATAATATTGGAGTTGGACTGACATATAGAAATAAGGTTCTTGATACTCCTATACAATTTAAAGTTACTGAAATAAAAGCACCTTTGGTTATTATCGATGAACCGTCACCTGAAGTTGAAGTAATTAAAAATGTATCTTTTACTGGAGATTTTGGTGAAGTTGTTGGTATTGGAACAACAGTAGTTGGTATTTCAAGTAATGCATTGATCTTTGATCTTTATATTCCTAATGACTCTTATCTAAGAAATTCTATTGTTATTGGAGATACTATAGTTGGTTCTGCTATTACTATAAGCCAATTAAGTTTTGGTGATTATTTTGTAATTAGTAATTCAAATATTGGATCTGGAGTTATTTCACTAAGAAATGATGGTTCAGTTATTGGGATTTCCACATCCGGTGATAATATAAACAATGTTTATCAGGTATATTCTAGTGAAATTTTAGAATTAGACATTGCAACTAGTGGAATAAGAACTTCATATATTAATAGAGTAACATCTTTTGTTCAATCTTTTGATAGTGATATTATTAACATTTCTTCTTATGACCAAATATATGCAAATTATAGTTGGGGTAAGATAGGAAATCTTATCGATAGAACAAATCCTAAAGAATTCAAAACATATCAAGATCAAATTTCTGGAATTGGATCAAATCCAATAATTCAGAGGTTTAAAAACTTAAAATATGTTGGATATAGCACAGTATTATAAATTCACAGTATAAATAATCAAAAAAATAAAAAATGTCAGCAATTATAACTGATCAACTTAGAATATCCAATGCTTTGAGTTTTTTGGATAAAATTAACAATTCATTAAATTCATATTATGTGTTTTTAGGATTGTCAAATCCAACAGAATACCTTAGCACTTGGGAATCTCTTCCACCATTTCAGCGTGATAATTTTGATGAAGAGAATAAGTGTTGGGATACTATGTTTTCTTTGAAAAAAATTTCTCCCAGTGATGTTTCTCCAGTTGTTCGAAGAATAAATTGGGAATCTGGAAGAATATATGATATGTATCGTCATGATATTAGTATTGACAAAAGATCTAACCAAACTCAGGCAACATCTTTATATTCTTCCGATTACTATGTGGTAACAAAAGATTATAAAGTTTATATTTGCCTTCAAAATGGAACATCACCAGAATCTTTAACTGGAAATCCTTCCTTGGATGAACCAACTTTTACTGATCTTGAACCAAGAGCAGCGGGGACTAGTGGTGATGGGTATATTTGGAAATATCTTTATACAATTAGACCAAATGAAATTGTTAAATTTGATAGCACAAATTTTATTCCCTTACCTAAAAATTGGACAACTAATCAGGAAAATGCTGCAGTAAGATTGAACGCATCTTCAAGTGGACAAATAAAGATCATTAATATACTTGAAAGGGGTGCCAATTTAGGAGCACCTGGTCTTTATCAAAATGTTCCCATAAGAGGAGATGGACAAGGAGCAACAGCGACAATTGTTGTTGGTAGTGATAATACTGTAGATAAAATATTTGTATCAAATGGAGGATCTGGATATACTTTTGGAACTGTCGATCTCGAAAATTCAGGTCTATTTCTTGTAGATCCTCCAAAATTTGATGTCATAATTCCACCAAAAGGTGGTCATGGAGCAAATATTTACAGAGAACTTGGATCTACTAATATTTTATTATATTCTAGAATTGAAAATGATATTGGAGATCCTGACTTTATTGTTGGTAATAAAATTGCAAGAATTGGGATTATTGAAAATCCAGAGGCATTTGATTCCACATCAGTTCTATCGATACAAAAAGCAAGTTCTTTGTATGCATTAAAATTAAAAGAGCCTGGCGCAAGTTCTGCAGTAATTCCTGCAAATATAACGTTCACCCAAACAATAACAGGAGTTGGAACCGCTGTAGGAAGAGCAGTTTCTTATGATAATGAAACCGGTGTATTAAAATATTGGCAGGATAGATCTTTGTATGGGTATACAAAGGCTGGTGTTTCAACTAATGCTCCCTATGGATTAGTTCAAAATGCATTTACTGGAGGGACTATTAACGTAGACGCAAATACTATTGAAATTGATGGTGGATTTAGTGGTATATCTACAGTAATAAATAATGGTACAGTTTATCTCGGGCAAAATTTTACTAATGGTCTATCAAACCCTGAGGTAAAAAAATATACCGGAAATATAATTTATGTTGATAATAGACCATCCATAACCAGGTCTGCAAATCAGAAAGAAGATATCAAAGTCATTTTGCAATTCTAATCTATCATGCCACAAGAAACCAATCTTAACGTATCTCCTTATTTTGACGATTTTGATGATAAAAAGAATTTTTATAAGGTTTTATTTAAGCCAGGATATCCCGTCCAAGCAAGAGAACTGACAACTTTACAGTCAATTCTCCAAAATCAAATTGAAAAGTTTGGATCTCATATTTTTAAAGAAGGATCTCCTGTTCTTGGTGGTAATGTTGTTTATGATAATTATTATGAAGGTATCCAAGTTGAACCAACCTATCTTGGTCTTTCTGTAGATTCATATCTGGGAGATCTTGTAGGTAAATATGTTATAGGGCAGGATTCTAAAGTTAAAGCAAGAGTTGAATATATTTTATCTTCTAATGATTCCCCTACTAAAAATACAATAGTTTATGTTTCTTATAGAGATTCCAGTGTTGATAATAATAGGCAATTTAGAGACGGAGAAATAATCACCACAGAAGAAGATGTTCCTTTTGTTGCAGGAGGAGTGACTAGTATTCAGGCAGGACAAGGTGTTTGTAAAACAATCTCACAAAACTCATCTGTTACTGGATCATCTATTCATATTTCATCTGGAGTTTATTTTATTAGGGGATATTTTGTAAATGTTGATGAAGAAACTCTATTATTGGACCCAACTTCTAATAATGTAACTTATAGTGTAGGATTAAAAATTTTTGAAGATGTTGTAACTTTTGATGATGATGAAACTCTTGCAGATAATTCTCAAGGATTTTCTAACTATGCTGCTCCAGGAGCAGATAGATTTTCTATTAAAGTAAGATTAGCAAAATATTCAATTAATGAAAATCAAGATGAAGGATATTTAGAATTATTTAAGGTTAGGGACGGAATTCCAGATAAAGTTCAAAAAGATGCAGAATATAATCTTCTAGCTAATGAATTTGCTAGGAGAACTTATGATGAATCTGGAGATTATTATGTAACTCCATTCAAACTTACTGTCAACGAATCATTAGATAATTTAAAAGGTAATAAAGGTATATTTAAAGAAGGGCAGCAAACTTATGGTAATAGAACTGCAAGTGAGTCTTTAGGTGTTTACAAATTATCTCCTGGAAAAGCTTATATTAGAGGATTTGAAGTTAATGTCCCAAATCCATCTTTTATTGATTTTAATAAACCAAGAGTAACAAAAACTTTATCCAATCAAAGTCTTGTTTATAATACTGGATCTACATTTACACTGAATAGAGTCCACGGAACCCCACCTATTGGAATTTCAACAACTTATACTTTAAGTTTTAGATCGGAAAGAATAGGATCTGATAATAACACTGCTCCAGGAAAAGAAATTGGTATTGCTAGAGTTTATGATTTTGCCTTAGAATCTGGATCATATAATCCATTAAGCCAAAATATAAATGAATGGGATATTACATTATTTGATGTTCAAGCATATACTGAAATTACACTTAATGATGCAATTAGTTTAGAGTTTCCTACTTTTATTAAAGGTAGTTCTAGTGGAGCAACTGCATTTCTTAAAGATAATGTAGTTAATTCAGGAATTCTTACCGCATATAACGTAAATGGTAGGTTCCTAAAAGGAGAAAGATTAAGCTTTGATAGTATCCAGAACAATAGAATTATTACCTCATTTAAAACATATGATATTGGAGATTTTAAATCTGTTTATGGAATAGTCGGAACCGGATCGACATTTACTGCCGATATTGTCCAGAAGCAAAAATCTTTTGTCGGTCCAGTAAGTATATCAGGTTATACATCAGGAATTAGCACTGTCACTAGTTCTAGTTTTATTTTTAATAAAGTTGCTTTAGAGAATGATATAGTTTCATTTTCTAGTCCTGAGCAAGAAGAACCAACTTATGCAAAAATTGTTAGTGTCAGTGAAAAAAGTATTACAATTACTCAAGTCACTCCAGTATCAGACGTATGTGTTAGCACATTGTCACTATCACCTATAAATGTTTCTGATTTTAAAATCTTAACATCATCATTACAATCATCAACTGATAATACATTATATACCATCTTCCCACATAACAAAATTTCTTCAACTAATCTAGAAAATTCTGAAATTATTATTAGAAGACAAAGGCAAATTGATATTTTAGATAATACTTCTGATGTTATTATTTTAGAAGATGATGAAAGATTTATGCCTTATGATGAAGAAAGATATTCAGTGATTTATTCCAATGGGGATACTGAGCCTTTAAGAGAAGATCAGTTCTCAATTACTCTTGGAGGTCAAAGTCTTAGAATTAATGGTCTATCTTTGACAGGTGTCGCTGCTACACTAACATACACAATTAAAAAACTTAATGTAAGTGCAAAAGTTAAAACTAGAAATAGAGTTAATAATATTATTGTAGATAAATCAAAATATAATTTCTCTGGAGTTGGGCAAACAACAATTAATGATGGATTAACATTTGGAAATTATCCATATGGAACAAGAGTTCATGATGAAGATATATGTTTAAACTATCCAGATATTGTAAAATTATTGGGAGTATTTGAAACTAATAGTGCTACTGATACACCTTCACTCCCATCAGTTACAATGAGCTTATCTGATGTAACAACATCAAGTATGATTTTGGGTGAAGAATTTATTGGGGAAAGAAGTAATTGTGTTGCGATATTAGTAGAAAAAATTAATAATAATACAATTAGTTACATCACTCTAAATTCTTCGAGTTTTTCTGAAAATGAAACATTAAAATTCAAGGAATCTGGAATAGTTGCATCTATCAATTCTTTGAATTCTGGAAACTGTAAAAATATAACAGATAGTTATGTTTTAGATAACGGTCAAAGAGATACTTTTTATGACTATGGTAGAATTGTTAGAAAATCTACTGCAAGAGAACCACGCAAAAAATTAAAAATTGTTTTTGAATCTACTGATTTTTCACCTTCAGATCCTGGAAGTTTTGTAACGGTCGATTCTTATAAGCAGTTTGATTATTGCGATATCCCTTCTTTAAACAACCTTAGAAATTATAATATTTTAGACTTAAGACCTAGAGTATCTAATTACACGGTTTCTTTAAATGCAAGATCACCATTCGAATCCTTATCCAATAATTTCACAAACGTTTATAATCAAAATTTACCCATTTTAGCGTCTGATGAGGATATTATTCTCGACTATTCTTATTATTTACCTAGAATTGATAAAATTATCTTATCTAAAGAAGGTAATTTCCAACTACTGATTGGAGACCCTTCTGAAACTCCACAGGCACCTCTTAATTTAACTGATTCTTTAGACATTGCTACTATTACACTTCCTGCATATTTGTGCTCATATGAAAGTGTAGGTATTGATTTATCGCAACATAAGCGTTATAAAATGAGTGATATTAAAAAACTTGAGGATAGAATTAAAAATCTTGAGTTTTATACCACATTATCTTTACTTGAAACTGAAACTGCAAACTTTACAATTAAAGATGCAAATGGTTTAGATAGATTTAAATCTGGTTTCTTTGTAGATAATTTTACAACACTAATATCTCAAAAAACAACTCAGATTACTAAGAACTCAATTGATATTGAAAATTCACAATTAAGACCATCTGTTTATACAACTTCTATTGATTTAATTCTTGGACACACTGATGCTGCGGGTAACATTAATTTCAATAATGATGATTTTGACTATAAGTCAAATCAATCTATTATCGGAAATAATGTTAGAAAATCTGTTGGAACCGTTGGTAAAGGAGTTCTGACTTTAGATTATTCTGAGACTGAAGAAATTATACAACCATATGCGACGAGAGTTGAAAATGTAACGCCATATCTAGTAACATTTTATGGTGGTATTGCGGATATTAACCCATCTTCCGATATTTGGTTAGATCCCATCGTTCTAGATCCTATTAATCTGGGAGTTAGAGAAGAAATAAAAACTATTGATGTTGAATTGGAATCCGTTCCAGATAACAATAGTGGATGGGCTCCAATGATTTTTGGTGCTTGGGAAACTTCTTGGACCAACACTTCTGCACCTAGAGAAGTATCTAGAGGGCAAAAATATGAATTAGACGGGAAGTGGTATCAAGATGTTGTCTATGCGACTGATAAAAACGGAACTTCTACCAGAACTGGGTCTTCAAATAGAATTACTTTCACTGATACTTCAGTATCTTATGGATCTAATGTTGTAACAGTAGATATTGCAACATATTGTCGTGCAAGAAATCTTGAAATAATTTCAAGGAAGTTAAAGCCATATACAGAAATGTATGCTTTCTTTGATGGGCAAGACGTAAGCCGCTTTATGGTTCCAAAACTCATTGAAATCCAAATGGAGTCTGGAGTATTCAGAATTGGTGAAACAGTTGAAACAGATACTAGTTCTTCATCTTCAACTGATGCGTTCATTAGATTTAGGTTGTGTCAACCAAATCATAAACAAGGTAGATACGATTCTCCAACATCAATTTATGGATTAAATCCATATGATAGAACTAACAATATTCCTTCTACGTATTCTTCATCATCTACCGTTTTAAATATCGATACTTTCCTTCTTGCCGAACAGGGAATTGGTAATTTTTATGGATATGTATCATCTGGTATGAGACTTATTGGAAAAACTAGTGGGGCAGTTGCAATAGTTCAAGAAGTCAGGTTGATAACTGATAATATTGGAACTTTGATGTCTTCATTCTTTATTCCAAATAATAATATACCAAGCAATCCAAGATTTACTACAGGATCTAAACTTTTTAGACTTTCCAGTCTACAATCAAATTCAACCGTTCCAGGTCTTTTAAACAGTTTAGCAGAAGCAGCTTTTTATGCTCAAGGAACTATTACAACAACTCAAGAAACTATCGGAACACTCAGGAATAGTTTGAGAGAGTTAGGAACTTTAACACAAACCATTCCAGCTTCAACAACCGATTTTTCACAACCAGTAAGAGTCGAAGTTCCTGCACCCCCAACACCAAAGCCTTCTGAACCATACCCCACTCCTTCCCCAGAACCTACTCCAGAACCTTCTCCTTCCCCATCCCCAAGTCCTTCTCCTGGACCAAGTCCTTCTCCTGGACCAAGTCCTTCCCCAGGACCAAGTCCCTCTCCATCCCCAAGTCGTTCTCCTGGACCAAGTCCCTCCCCAGGACCAAGTCCTTCACCTAGCCCTTCTTCGGATAAGATAGAGCAATTTAAGTTATACACAACACCAGGAACTTATACATTTACTGTTCCAAAGGGAGTCACTTCGGTTCAAGCATCTGGTGTCGGTGGCGGTGGCGGTGGTGGATTTGGAAGATCTAATAAGTCCGGTGGCGGTGGTGCTGGTGCTGGAGTTTGTTCTAGAAATATTCCGGTTACTCCTGGTGAAGTTCTTACTGTTATAGTTGGTTCAGGTGGAAGAGGATCTACAACAGATGTTAAAGCAGAAGATGGACAGCCAAGTTATATTGTAAATAAAAATATTATCGCTAAAGGTGGTGCCGCCGGATCTAGCACCTCAAAAGGATCTGGTGGAGAAACTAGCGGTGGTGGTGGAAAGGGTGAAGATGGAAAATATGATTCCTCTGATACTCAAAGAGGTGGTTATGGTGGAGGATCTGGTAGAGAAGGTGGTGGAAACTGCGGTCACTCTAAAGATAAAGAAGGGTGCGGAAGTCCAACTGCAGGTCCTGGTGGAAATGGTATTAAATTTGCCGGTGCTGGAGGAAATCCTGGTCAAACTCCAGATTGTGGAACTAGAACAGGTGGAACCGGTGGAACATATGGTGGTGGCGGTGGTGGAGGTGTTAATGGAGGTTCTGGAGGTAATGGAGCTTCTGGCGCTTTCCTCTTAAAATGGAAAGAATCTACATCTACTGCATCTTCCAATATGATTCCGCCAGTAGGACTTGATCCACTAGCACAATCATTTACTATTACTGCACCTGAAGGAAGATTTGTAACAGCAGTAGACCTATTCTTACAATCTAAAGACGATACTCTTCCATTAATTGTTGAGTTAAGACCAATGTCACTTGGCCTTCCAACTGGTGAAATATATCCATTCAGTCAGATTGTTGTTAATCCTGAAGATATTCAAGTTTCTGAAGATGGATCTGTTGCGACAAGAGTTCAATTTGAAGCACCAGTATATCTCAAAGGAAATACTGAGCACGCTCTTGTCCTGAAATCAGATTCCACTAATTATTATGCTTGGATTTCTAGACTTGGTGAAGTAGATATTACGACAGCATCTTTACCAGAGTCTGGTAGAGTTATTATTGCTAATCAACCAGATATCAGTAAAGTAGGTGTTTTATTCAAATCTCAGAATGCATCGACTTGGTCACCAAGTCAATTTGAAGATCTCAAATTCACCTTATATTCTGCAGTTTTTGTACAGACTGGAAATGTAAGTTTCTTCAATCCAGATCTAACTGAAAACAATCAACAACTTTCAACTCTCACTAACAATCCACTTGAAATTTCTTCCAAGAGAATTAAAGTAAGTATTTCTAGCACTTTGAGTGATCCTGATTTTGCATTAGGAAATACTATTGTTCAAAGGGTAACTGGAGCAACTGGAAATTACGTTGGTGCAGCAGGTTCGATTGCAAGCATATCCATTACCAATTCCGGAATTGGATACACCCCTTCAAATGGAACTTCATTTGTATATCAAAATGTTATACTTGCAAATTCCACTTCTAGTGGAAAAAATGCAACTGCTGATATTACAATAGGAACAGATATTGCTGGTAATAACGGAGTTGCTATTGCCGCAACAATTAGAACAGGTGGTTATGGATATCAGAAGGGTGATGTTCTTTCTGTAGATCAACTTGGTGATCAAACTTTAGGTAGAAATTTACTTCTCACAGTAGATAATATCACAGCATATAATCAACTCATTATTGATAATGTTGAAGGAGATTTCTTGACAGGAATTGGATATACATTGAGATATACTAAAAATACTGGAATTAATACAGACTTGAACTTTAGTTATACTCCCGCAATCTACATTAATGATATTGAAGTTGAAACTGATGGATTGCATATTAAAGTAAATCATCCAAATCATGGAATGCATTCTGAAATTAACACAGTAACCATTTCAAATGTTCAATCTGATATTCTTCCTGTAAAATTAAGCTCTAATCTTGCAGCAACTTCAGAGGTAACTTCATCAATTCCTTTAAATTCTTCAGTTGGATTTGGAACATTTGAAAATGTATCTGTAGGGGCAACTACTCCTGGATATATCCTTATTAATAATGAAATAATTAGATATACCGGAGTTTCTGGAAATGAACTAACTGGTATTACTAGAAACTTTGATAATACTCCTTCTCAATCATATTTTGCAAACACTAATGTTTATAAGTATGAGTTGAATGGGGTTTCTTTAAGGAGAATTAATAAGTCTCACGAACTACAGGATGCTAGTGTTTTAAATCCTATTGGTCTAGATTACTATCACTTAAAAATTAATACTTCAGATAGAGATCCATCTTTGGGAAGTTTGTATTTTTATGATTCCAAGTCTGCAGGTGGATCAAACGTTAAAGCGTCTAAGAATATCCAATTTGAAATTATTAAACCAAATATTCAAATTATGACCCTGCCACAAACAAGTGTTGCTTCCGATATGAGAACTATCTCTGCAACAAGTGTGAGTGGAGTTGAACCTTCATTCGTTGATCAAGGATATGAGAGAGTTGATTTTAATGTTGACAATTACCCAACTACCAGTCGTTTGATTTGCTCTAAGATTAATGAATTAACTAAATTATCTGCTCAACCAGCAAATAAGTCTTTAGAAATTAGAGCTTTCTTAACAACTGAAAATGATAGATTGAGTCCAGTTATAGACCTTGATAGAGTAGGTGCAATTCTAGTAACAAATAGAATTAATAGTCCAATTGTAGATTATGTAAATGATTCACGCCCATCAACTCTGAATAAAGATCCTATCGCATTCTCTTATGCAACTAAACCAATTAGTTTAGAGGTTGCTGCAACTTCAATGAGAGTATATGTTGCAGGGTATATCAATAGAAACTCAGATCTAAGAGCATTTTATGCAGTTCTGAAAGATCCTGCGGAATCTCCCATTTATTATCCATTCCCTGGATATGCTAATAGAATTATCTCTGGAGAAGTTATTGATATTAATAATAGTAATGGATCTCCAGATAAATTTGTAGCAAATAATGATATTTTTGGAAATGGCAATTCTCAAAATTATTTCAAGGACTATGAATTTAGTATAGATAATCTTGCAGCATTTAGATATTTCAGCATTAAACTTGTTGCAACATCAAATATCCAAGTATATCCTCCAAAATTAAGAGATCTTAGAGTCATTGCATTGGCATAAATTATGAAATACAGTAGAGTTCAAGGACACGATCATCTTTTAAGAGATGAATCTACAAAGTCTATTATAAACACAAATGTTTCTGAATATGAAAATTATATCAAAATGAAACAGATTAAAGAAAGTGAAGTTGAAAGAATTAAAAGAATTGAAACTGATTTAACTTCTCTAAAGGGTGATATTGATGAGATTAAATTTTTACTGAGGAAATTATCTAATGATTAATCCTAATGAGATTGAATTGGAAAATATGAGCAAACTTTTTGAATATGAAAAAATCTCTAGAGATATAGATAGTATAGATGATATTGAACTAGTTAAAAATTTTGCAAAAGCATATGTTAGATTATATTTAAAACAGCAAGAAGTTGTATCTAAACTATAATGGCACAACCATCCTCAAGGCAAGAACTAATAGACTATTGTTTAAGAAAATTGGGAGCACCAGTTTTAGAAATAAATGTTGCTCAAGAGCAAGTTGAAGATCTTGTTGATGATGCCATTCAGTTCTTTCAAGAAAGGCACTTTGATGGCGTAATTCAAAATTACCTTAAATATCAAATAACTCAAGAAGATATTGATAGAGGTAGGGGAAATGTTGGAATTACTACAACAACAGTAAGTAATACTATTAATGCCGTAACAACTCAGTATGATTACAAAGAGAATAGTAATTACTTACCTGTTCCATCAAATGTAATTGGAGTAAATAAAATTTACCAATTTGAAGGTACTAACTCGATTTCGAATAGTATGTTCAGTATTAAATATCAATTATTCTTAAATGATGTTTATTACTGGGGTTCATTAGAACTATTGACTTATTCTATGGTTAAGAGATATCTTGAGGATATTGACTGGTTATTAAATACGCAAAAACAAATAAGATTTAACAAGAGACAAGATCGTTTGTATATGGACATCGATTGGTCCAGTTTAATTCCCGGACAATGGTTGATTATTGATTGTTATCAAGTTATGAATCCAACCGATTTTACTCAGGTTTGGAACGATTCTTTCTTGAAACCATATTTGACTGCTCTTATTAAGAGGCAATGGGGGTATAATATTTCAAATAAATTTAGAGGATTGAAACTTCCAGGTGGTGTTGAGTTGGATGGAAGAACTCTTGTTGAAGATGCTCAGAGAGAAATTGATACTCTGATGGACAAGATGTCATCTACTTATGAACTCCCACCTCTAGATATGATCGGATAAAAATATGTTAAATCCATTCTTTTTAAACGGTTCTAAGGCAGAACAGGGATTGATGCAAGACCTGATTAATGAATCTATTAGAATGTATGGTATTGACGTATATTATTTACCTAGACAATATGTAACAGAAAGAACAGTCATAAAAGAGGTTATAGAATCTGAATTTAATTTTGCATATCCAATTGAGGCATATGTCGATTCATATGACGGATATGGTGGTCAAGGAACTATTCTATCCAAATTTGGTATTCAAGAACTAGATGATTTAAAAATAATAATTTCCCAAGAGAGGTTTAGTAATTATATTACACCTTTGATGGAAAAATTACCTGATGTTAAACTTGCAACTCGTCCTAAAGAGGGTGATTTAATTTATTTTCCTTTAGGTGATCGTTTGTTTGAAATAAAATACGTTGAGCACGAAAAACCCTTCTACCAACTTCAAAAAAACTATGTTTATGAATTAACTTGCGAACTCTTTAGATATGAAGATGAAGTTATTGATACTGATATGGGATTCATCAATGATAATATTGAAAACGAAGGATATATACAAACTATTCAAATGATTGGTATTGGATCTACAGCATCTGCTATAGCATCTGTTGTTAATGGTGGTGTAAGATATATTACTATAACCAATAGAGGTTCTGGATATACTGATCCACCCAAGGTTGTATTTTCTTCAGCTCCTCCCGGAGGAGTGACTGCTACCGGAGTTGCAGTTATGATTAGTGGAATAGTTGATTTATGCGAATCTGATCCAAATCTGTTACGAGTTCAAGCAATTCAACTCACAAATGCCGGATCAGGTTACACAGTTGCTCCAAAAATATCTTTTGTTGGTGGTGGCGGATCCGGTGCTAAAGCAGAAGCAGTTATTGGAGATGGAATTGTGGGTGTTATTACAGTCACAAATCCTGGATCTGGATATAGTTCTCCACCTTCAATTTCATTTACTGGCATTTCAAGTGTTGGAGCAGCAGCTACAGCAATTCTTTCAGCATCAGGTTCTGTAAGTTCCATTAGAATTACAAATTCTGGATTAGGATATACTTCCACTTCAGTTCAAATAGGTTCACCAAATACTATGGTAGGTTTTGGAACCTACATTTATAATGAAAAATTAACCGGAAGTGTTAGTAATGTTAAGGCTAGAGTTAAGTCTTGGAATTCTCAATCTAAAATACTTGAAGTATCAAATATTACTGGAAACTTTAAACCTGGGGAAAATATAGTCGGATCTCAATCTGGAGCAGTTTATGCTATTGGAAGTATAAATACTAACAATCTAGCAGATCCTTTAGATAAATTGAATGTGAGGGGTAAATTTGCCCAAAACGATATTATTGAAGAAGAAGCGGATGAAATTTTAGATTTTAGTGAAAAAAATCCTTTTGGAACTCCATAAATTAAGAGGTTACGATGTTTGAATATTACTATCACGAAATATTTCGAAGAACTATAGTTTCATTCGGAACATTATTTAATAACATATCAATTAAGCATTTTAATGATGCGGGAAATGTAACCTCAGTAATTAAAGTTCCTCTAGCATATGGTCCCACACAGAAATTTCTAGCAAGGTTAGAACAACAACCTAATCTGAATGCACCTGTTCAAATGTCTCTTCCAAGAATGTCATTTGAATTTGTTGGACTTTCTTATGATGCCGGTAGAAAATTAACAACTACTCAAACATTTTTAACTTCCTCCACTGAAGATAAAACAGATATTAAAAAAGCATATATGCCAGTTCCATATAATATGGATTTTGAACTGAGTATAATGTGCAAAATAAATGATGATATGCTGCAGATAATTGAGCAGATTTTACCATATTTTCAACCATCATATAATCTAACAGTTGATCTAGTTAAAACAATTGGAGAAAAAAGAGATATTCCAATTGTTTTAGAAAATATTAGTATGGATGATACCTACGAAGGTGATTTTAATACTAGAAGAGCATTAATTTATACTCTTAGATTTACTGCAAAAACTTACCTGTTTGGTCCTATTGTTTCTGGCGTATCCAAAGATATCATCAAAAAGGTTACTGTTGGTCTTGTTGCTGGAGATTCTCGCTCAACCGCAAGAGATCTTACATATTCAGTTGAACCAGTTGCTACAACTAGTTATAGTGATAGTTCAATTACTACATTATCTCAAAATATTGGACCAACAGATTCTTCAATAACTGTAGACAATTCATCTTCAATTCCAGCACAATCTCACATTGTTCTAAATGATGAAACAATGCAGGTAACTAAAAAGGTTGGAAATGTTTTGACCGTGGTTAGAGGTTCTTACGGAACCCCAATATTAGATCACGTTTCTGGAACCCCAATTAAATTAATTACAGAAACTGATAATTCACTCATCGAATTTGGAGATGATTTTGGATTTAGTGGATCTTCATTTTGATTTTTTATGGATAAAGACTATAATAAGTTAGATGATATTTTTAATGTATCTGGAGAAATAATTCATAAAACCTCAGAAGAAGACTCTTCGATCATCCCTAAGGTGGTTGAAGGTAACTCCGATCAAAGAAATATTGACTTAAAAAATGATTATGAATATACAAGAGGAACGATATATTCTCTGGTAGAAAAGGGTCAGGAATTGATCAATGGAATACTTGAAGTTGCACAAGAAACAGAATCTGCAAGAGCATATGAAGTTGCGGGGCAGTTGATTAAAAGTGTATCTGATGCTACAGATAAATTAATCAATCTCCACAAGAACTTGAAAGATATTGAAGAGGTTAAGCAGGCTGGTCCTACAAATGTTACTAATGCTCTTTTCGTAGGTTCGACAGCAGAATTGTCAAAACTTTTAAAATCTCAAAGGAAAGAAAATTCAGAAGATAAATAGTTAAAAATATTTTATTCCAATGGCAGTTGCTGAAATTAACAGTTTAACTATCGAAAGAGGGACTGATTTTGAAGCGACTTTTAAAATTTTAGAAGCAGATTCATCTCCAGTAACTCTTTCTTATTATACTGGGATTTCTAAAATAAGAAAATATCCCTCCTCACCCACATATCATTCCTTTACGGTCGGTATTACAACTGCAACTGGTGAGGTAAATATTTCTATGGGGCAAACTACTACCCGTCTATTAACTCCTGGTAGAAATTACTTTGATATTATCATTATTAGTCCAGATATTTCTGATAATATGACGACAAAAGTAGTTGAAGGGACAATTATTGTTTCGGAGAGTAGTTACTAATGGCAGAATTTAATATAAAACTTAGTTCAAAGCCAAAATTCAAAGTCGTTGCTACTACTGGGGGTGTTCAAGTGCCAGCAAGATTTCAGGATCTAATAGATTTTGACCCTACTGATAAAAATGACAAATACGTTATAATGTATAATGGAGCAACTGGAAAATATCATTTAGTTAATCCAGATGAAGTTCTAAATGCTGCTGCATCTACAGAAACATTGCAACCGGGATTGGTTGGATTTGCAACTGCGTTCTTAGACAGGGTAGATATTGATTTAGATAATAGAATTGATGTTGATGCCGGAAGTTTCTAAATTTTTATAAATAAATACATATGGTGTTAAATTTATATAATATTAATAATATTTTTGGTGTGGGTTTGACTTGATTATCAAGTTTGTATCTTTACATAGAGGAAAAAATGCCAGCACCCGCACCTACAATTCAACTTAAAAGAGGTCTTTTCGTAGATCTACCTGGTCTTAAGGCAGGTGAACCAGGATTTACTACGGATACCAATGATCTGTATATTGGTATCAATAGCACAACTCAGGATAATAAGTTCTTTGGCAGTTCTAGATACTGGGAAAGAGAGAACAATTCAAACAATACTTCTGCTGTTTTAAAACTATATAACCCAGCTGGTAGCGGAAGTATTAATTTAAATGCACCAGTGGGCCATTCTGGTGTCACAACTTATACTCTCCCTTCAGTTGCTCCTGTAGGAACAGGACACTTTTTAACTGCTGATGCCAACGGCGTTCTTTCTTGGGAAAGTGTTAGCGCATCGGCAACATTTAGTAATGCCAATTTAACTGGAATTACTACAATTGCATATATTGATGGAACAGATGCTACTTTCACTGGAATTGTAACTTCATCTTCTTTCTATGTTGATACCACCAAGGTTCTTTCAACAGAAGGTGGTCTAGTTACTCTTTCTGGAATTGCAACAATTGATTCTACAACTAAGTCAACTTTAGAGTCTATTCTAAGTCTTGACCCCAATGATTTCGATACTCTTAATGTAACTGGTATTGGAACATTTGGTGGTCTTCTTGATGCTAATGCTGGTTTAGATGTTACTGGTCACACTGAACTCGGTGACCTAAATGTAACTGGAGTTGCAACATTCACTAGCGCAATTAATGCAGATCTCTCAGGAAATGCTGGAACTGCAACTTCCCTTGCTAATGCTAGAGATTTTGACATTAGCGGATCTTTTGTAACTGCAACTGCGGTTTCTTTTGACGGAACAGGTAATGTTTCATTAGCGGCAACAATCGCTCCAAACTCAATTACACTTGGAACTTACACTTCAGGTGATTATGTTGCATCATTCACCGCAGGTGATGGTTTAACAGGAGATGCTTCAGGAGCAGGTTCAACTCCAACACTTTCAGTTAATGTTGGTGCTGGTATCACTATTGCATCTGACAATGTTGCTTTCAAAAATGCTAGTTCTTTATCAGATAATACACTCCAAAAGTGGGATGACACTAATGAGCAATTAGTCAATTCCATCATTAGTGATAATGGAACTACTGCTACTGTTACTGGTGGATTAACTGTTACTGGTGATTTAACAATCAACGGAACAACAACTCAAGTTAATACTACTGAGTTGACTGTTTATGACAGAACTATTACCCTCGGTATTCAGACTGGATCAACTCCAGTTGATACAAGCTGGGATCTTGGAGTTCTGATGAATTATGGTGATGCAGGAGTTGCTAAGACTGCTGGTTTTGTTTGGGATTTTGGAACTAAGAGATTCCAATTTGCTTCTAATGCAGACAATCCTGCGGTCGGTGTTAATACAACAACTCCAGATATTACAGTTTCTGATTTTGCTTCTATTGAAGTTGGGGGTCTTTGGATTAACAATGGCTGTTCAAGTGGCACTAAAGAGATTATTGGATGCACCAACTCAGAATTGCATCTAATGAATATAATTGTTGATGGTGGAAGTTTCACCTGATAATTAAATAATACATTTCTAAATAGGGGGGTATATACCCCCCTATTTTTTTATGAATGAAGAAGATTATAAAGCAGTAATTGCTTCATACCAACAAAAAGCATTTGAATTGTTCAATCAAAATATTGTTTTAGAAACTCAGATTAGTAGTTTGAGAAAAACTGTTGAAACTTTGACGATTGAAAATGAAAAATTAAAAAAAGTTAAAAAACCCACTAAGCAAGATGCCGGAGACTTTGTTTGATTATTACTTTGCATTTAAATAATACATAAATAATAAAAAACCTTTTATATAAAAGGTTTTACGGTAAATACCATTTATGGGGTTAGTGAATGGCAGCACCTATAATTAGGATTAAAAGATCTTCAGTTCCCGGAAAACGCCCTTCAGTAGAGCAACTTCCATCGGGGGAACTCGCTTTAAATACTTATGATGCTGAATTATTTGTAAGAAGAGAGCGTTCTGGAATAGGCACTGATGTTGTAAGAGTCGGTGCTGGAGCAACAGTAACAAATATTTTATATGTCACAAAAGATGGAAGCGATACAAACACAGGAAAAAAACTTGGAGACGCAAAGGCAACCATCAAAGGAGCGATCTCAGCAGCAACAGAAGGAACAGTTATTAAAGTTTCTGCTGGATCTTATGTAGAAAATAATCCCATTGAGCTGCTGCCTCAGGTTAGTATAGTTGGAGATAGTTTAAGAGAAGTATCAGTTTCTCCTTTAAATTCTGGACAAGACTTATTTCATGTTGCTCCGGGAAATTATATTACTGATATGTCCTTTACTGGGACTATGAACTCCGGTTCAGCAATTTGTGCATTTAACCCAAATACAGTTAGATATTTTGATCAATCACCTTACATAAGAAACTGTACCAATTTCATTCATAATAGCACTGGTCTAAAAATAGACGGTCAGCACGCTATTGGTAAACTTAAAAGTATAGTAATTGACTCATTTACTCAATATAATCAAGGTGGTATTGGCGTTTCCATTACAAATGAAGGATATGCTCAGTTAGTTTCTTTATTCACGATTTGTAATGATGTTGCAGTTTTTTGTGGAAGTGGGGGTGCTTGTGATTTAACAAACTCAAACTCCTCTTTTGGTAACTATGCATTAGTTGCCGATGGAGTAGGTCCAAAAAAATATACTGGAATTGTTACTAGTTCTCAATCTGTGAATAGTGACACTTTTGTGATTGATTTAAATGTACCGACATTAAATATAACTTCAGCATTTTATAATAATACAACTGGAATATTAACAGCATATACTTCTTCTGCACATAAGTTTTCTGTTGGGATGGGAGTATCTATTGCTGGTCTTGGATTTACTTGCCAATCTGGGCCAGGAATTGTTACGTATCCTTCAGGAAATCAGGGGGGTTATGTTTTTAGAGTAAATACTGTTGCTCCTGGTAGATATATTGATTCTTATAACTTAATACAAGCAAATAGACAAGAAATTATTGATACAGCATATGCGCAAATTGCAATATCACATCCGTTTTTTACAAATCCAAATCCCAATAAATGTAAAAGAGATATAGGGTATTTGGTCGATGCAGTTTCTTTAGATGTTAGAGACTATACCGATGAGCAAACAATTAAATTTGTAAAAGCATATTTTGACAAATCTGGATTTTTAATCGTAAATGGACTTGATGGAGAGACGCAAGAATCAATTACTGCATTTAATAAAGCTAGAGATTTAATGAAACTTGCGATTACTAATAATTTAACAGTAAAAGATCTTAGTATTACCGCAGACCCAGCAACCGGATCAAATACAAGTCAATCATCTTGCTCAGATGTTAGAACATTTATTGACAATTTAGTTTCTATTGTAACAACTCCGATAGGTGAAGGTGATACGAGTTCTTTACCAGCAAATGTTTCTATGGCAAGCACTATTTTTAGTGCATATGTAGGAACTTCTACTTTACCCCACACTTATAATTCTGGAGGAACTGTAAAAATTGATGTTGTTAGACCTTTCGATGGGCAAGTAGTTTATTTTGGAGATCTTTATTATACTGTTGGCAGTATTTCAGTTTCTGCAGGGGGAACTGGTTATACTGGAAATGCAGATGTTACAATCTCACCACCAGATACTAATTGGGGAGTTCCTGCATCTGCTGTAGCGGAAGTTAAAAATGGATCAATTGTTGGAATTGAAATGGTTTCTAGTGGTAGGGGATATAGTTATCCCCCATCAGTTTCAATAAGCTCACCTAATGTGGGAATAAATACAGCAACAGCTACTGTTAATTTAGTTCCAACTTATTATGTAATTACTTCTTCTACTCCCATTTCCGCTGGTATATGCACTATTACATTGAGTGATAATGTTCCTTATGAGGTTGGAGTTGGTACTGCAGTTCCATTTTTTAAACAAAGTAGATTATTAGCTTCTGGACATTCTTTGGAGTATATTGGATCTGGAACTAATATTGATACGGCCCTTCCTTCAACGGGTGGAGTTCCCATTCAAGACCAGGAAGTTGATATGAGAAATGGTGGTCTTGTTGTTTTTACTTCGACAGATCAGTCTGGTAATTTTAGAATTGGTGATGGTGTTGTTGTTAATCAGCAAACTGGAACCATTTCTGGAACATTCTATTCTAAGAGTTTGTTTTCATCATTAACACCATTTATTCTAGCATTAGGAGGAGAATAATAAAATGGCATTAGCACTTAATGTATTCCAGACTGTTACCTCAGTTATCACAACTAATCCAGTTGGAATTTATACTGCTCCAGTTGGATATACTGGAGTTATCCTCCTAGCACAAGTTGCAAATATTGGTGGAAATTCTGAAGATATTTCTTTATCACATCAAAGATCAGTTGCTGGAATAGCAGTAACTACGGAAATGTTAAAGCAATATCCCATTTCGGCAAATGATACTGTTAATTTACTTTCCGGAAAATTAGTTCTTGAAAGTGGCGATACTTTAGTTCTTTATGGTAGCAATGGATCTAATTTAAAATTTGTTGCAAGTATTTTAGAAACACTTAACTAATATTTCAGATCAATGGCAAAATATCTCAGTAATCGTCAAAAAAATCTTAAAGTTGGTATCAGTTCTTATACTGAAAATCAAACAGTATTGGAGATTACTGGTAAGGTTGGTATTGGAACTGCAAATGCAACTGCTTCTTTAGACGTTGCTGGGGATGTTAGAATTCGCGGTTCTCTACAAGATGTTTATGGGACAGTTGGATCAGCAAGTTCAATTCTCGTTTCAACTGGTAATGGTGTTAGTTGGACGGACCCATATTCTGCAGGTCTCCAAGGAACTACAGGAACTGCAGGAAGTCAAGGGACCACAGGATCTCAAGGTATTCAAGGACGTCAAGGTATTCAAGGACGTCAGGGAACAACCGGTGTATCAGGAGAAACTGGATCTACTGGATCTCAAGGAATTACAGGTTCTCAAGGAATTGAAGGATCTCAAGGATCTCAAGGAACCCAAGGTATTCAGGGTATTGAAGGTCAAACTCCAGAATCGACAGTTTATATTGCAGATTCATTAACACAGACAAATCCATATGCGATTGGATTTACCCCAAGCCAAGTTTCTATAGCAGGAACCACCGGCGAATTTACATATACTTATGAGCAACTTTCTAATGTTGAGATTTCTGGAACTGCAGGACAGTTTTCCTGCGATGCAGTAACAAGTGAAATGTTAGGGGACTACACAATGGTAGTCCAAATTGTAGGAACAAATACTGGAACGGGAAGTATTTCTGGATATACGGATCCTAAGATTTATACCATTTCCGAAACAAATGGAACCACATCTTTCAAACTTACTGAATTAGTTACCGCAAACGGATTAACTGCACTTCAGACAACTGCAGGAACAACTACAGGTCTAACTTTTTATCTTGGATATAGAATAGTTCAAAGAGCAAGACTTTCAGTTTCTGGAGATTTAACTGGAACTGGAAGTATTACTGGATATTCTTCAACTTCACTTTATAAGATTAAGGATTCTAGTGTAATTGGTCCAAACGTTGGTATAGTTACATTTACACTGACTGAGGATGCTTCTTCTGGACAAGTTGGAACTGCGCTTACAACAACATCAGGAACAACCACTGGGTTAAATTTTAAGGTAGTTTATGGTGATTATTTGACTGGTGGTTTAGTCGGCATTCAAACATATGGTGATTATTCTTCTGGAAATTTTTATCAAGTAAATGATGAATCTGGTTTATTTCCAGCTTGGATTACTTACATTAAGTATGATAGTGTTACTGCATTAAATCAAGTAGATTTAAATGTTCAATATACAAATACTTCAACACATACTGTTTTAATTCAACTTTATAATTGGAGCACTGGTGGATGGGTAGAAATACAAAGATATCAAGGTCTTGCAACTTGGACTCAATTCCAACCGGGAATTATTGATGGATATCCATTCATTAGTAATTTAAATGAAGTATTAGTTAGATTTTATCACCAATCTAGTGGATTTGCATCACATAATACTGAAATTGATTATGTTGCTGTTACCGATTCTATTGCTGGTGGACAAGGTCCTAGAGGTTCTCAGGGAACTACAGGATCTGCAGGTGCTCAAGGGTCTAATGGCGCTCAAGGCACCACTGGTGCTCAAGGCACTCAAGGAATTACAGGTCCAGTTGGAGGTTCTGCTAATCAGGTAGTCTATAAAGATGGATCTAATGTCCCAACAGGTTCTTCAAACTTAACATTTAATGGAACGGAGTTAGTAACCTACGATTTAACGATTTTAAATAATACTGATATTAATGGTAATTTAAATGTTGATGGAATCATCACAATCGGTGGTACAGCAGCACAACTCAATACTCAAGAACTTGTAGTAGCAGACCCTGATATTGTTTTAGGTTTAGGAACTGATTTTTCACCAACAGATGCAACTGCAAGCCACGGTGGTATTGCAATTGCATCCACTGAAGGAACTCCACTTGTAAGTCTTATGATTGGTGGAGAAACCAATCCAGACACATATAAGAAAATTATGTGGTTTAGGGGTGGAGATGTTGGTGCTGGATATACTGACGCTTGGTTATTCAATTATGGTGTTGGTATTGGAAGCACTCAAGTTCCTAATGGAGTGCGACTTGCTGCAGGTGGAATGCAAGTTACCGATACAACTCTGAGTATTCCACAACTTAATATTTCTGATGTATCAACAATATCGGTTAATAGTTCTTCAGATGCCTTAAGAATTACTCAAACTGGTTCCGGCAATGCTTTAGTTGTTGAAGACTCTACAAACCCCGATGCAACTCCTTTTGTTATAAATTCAAATGGAAGTGTTGGTATTGGGACAACAGACCCATCAGCTTCTTTAGATCTTCAAGGCAGTTTAAAACTTTCTGGGCAACTAATTGATGCAAATAATAGTTCCGGTAGTTTAGATTCTGTTCTCGTTTCTATTGGTGTTGGTGTAACTTGGGCATTAGTTGAAGATGTCGCTCTACAAGGAGTTCAAGGAACCACAGGATCTCAAGGACGTCAAGGGATCACAGGTGCATCTGGAGAAACGGGTGCTACAGGTGCGCAAGGAACTGAAGGTGTTCAGGGAACGATAGGAACTGAAGGTGCCCAAGGAACTACAGGAACTCAGGGAACTGAAGGTTCTCAAGGAACTACAGGAATTCAGGGAACTGCAGGAACTCAGGGAACCACAGGAATTCAGGGAACTACAGGAACTCAGGGAACCACAGGAACTCAGGGAACCATAGGAACTCAGGGAACCACAGGAACTCAGGGAACTGAAGGTTCCCAAGGAACTACAGGAACTCAAGGAACTGAAGGTTCTCAGGGTATTCAAGGACGTCAAGGGACCACAGGTGCATCTGGAGAAACTGGTGCCACAGGTGCTCAGGGAACCACAGGTTCTCAGGGAACCACAGGTGCTCAGGGAACCACAGGAACCACAGGAACTCAAGGAACTACAGGAACTCAAGGAACTACAGGAACTACAGGAACTCAAGGAACTACAGGTTCGACTGGAGAAACTGGTGCTACAGGATCTCAAGGAACCACAGGAACTACAGGTTCTACAGGAACTCAGGGAACTACAGGAACTCAAGGAACTGAAGGTTCTCAGGGAATCATAGGAACTCAAGGAACTGAAGGTCCTCAAGGAACCACAGGTTCTCAGGGAATTCAAGGACGTCAAGGTATTCAAGGACGTCAAGGAACCACAGGTGCATCTGGAGAAACTGGTGCTACTGGTGCTCAAGGAATTGAAGGTTCTCAAGGAACCACAGGAACTCAAGGAAATACAGGAACTACAGGTTCTCAGGGAACTACAGGTTCGACTGGACAAACTGGAGCTACAGGAACTCAAGGAACTCAAGGAACTACAGGTTCTACAGGAACTCAAGGAACTATAGGTTCTCAAGGAACTATAGGTTCTCAAGGAACTATAGGTTCTCAAGGAACTATAGGTTCTCAAGGAACTGTAGGAACTCAAGGTATTCAAGGAACTGAAGGGTCTCAAGGAACCACAGGAACTCAAGGAACCACAGGAACTCAAGGAAATACAGGAACTCAAGGAACCACAGGAACTCAAGGAAATACAGGAACTCAAGGAAATACAGGAACTACAGGTTCTCAGGGAACTACAGGTTCGACAGGTAATACAGGTGCTACAGGTTCTCAAGGAACTACAGGAACTACGGGTTCGACAGGAACTCAGGGAACCACAGGAACTCAGGGAACAGCAGGAACTCAGGGAACCATAGGAACTCAGGGAACCATAGGAACTCAGGGAACCATAGGAACTCAGGGAACCATAGGTTCTCAAGGTATTCAAGGACGTCAGGGAACAACCGGTGCATCAGGAGAAACTGGTGCTACTGGTGCTCAAGGAACTACAGGTTCTCAAGGAAATACAGGAACTCAAGGAAACACTGGAACACAAGGAACCACAGGAACTCAAGGAACTCAAGGAACTTTAGGCAATACTGGAAATACTGGTCCGTCTGGATCTCAGGGAACTCAAGGAACAACAGGATCTGTAGGTTCTCAGGGAACCACAGGAACTCAAGGAACCACAGGTTCGACAGGTTCTCAGGGAACTCAAGGAACCACGGGTTCAACAGGAACTCAAGGGACAACTGGAACTCAAGGGACCACTGGAACTCAAGGATCCACTGGAACTCAAGGATCTACTGGAATTCAAGGAATTCAAGGAACCACTGGTTCTACAGGTGCCACTGGATCTCAGGGTATTCAAGGACGTCAGGGAATCACAGGTGCTTCTGGAGAAACTGGTTCAACTGGTGCTCAAGGAACTATCGGCGCTCAAGGGACACAGGGCATACAAGGAACCACAGGATCTCAGGGAACCACAGGATCTCAGGGAACCACAGGAACTCAGGGAATACAGGGCATTCAGGGTATTACTGGTCCAATCTCAGGATCTAATAAACAAGTTATATTTAACAATAATAATGTATCTGGTGGATCTACTAATTTTGTCTATGATCCAGTAACTCAAAAAGTTGCGATAGGAACTGATACTCCAACATCAACATTAACAGTAAAAGGTGATTTTTACTCGACGGGAATTGGAACTTTCCAGACTGCCCTTGGAATTGGAACTGTTATTGATGTTATTCCTTATGATACTTTAAACTCTGGAACACTTTCATTTGAGGGTTCTGCTGGACAACTCTTTAGTATTACAAATAATCTAACTTCTGGTTCCATCTTCTCAGTTAATGATGTTTCTGGTATTCCAAGTATTGATGTTGATGCTAGTGGGGTTATTGAACTTGCACCTTATGGTGGAAATGTTGGAGTGGGTACGACAAATCCAACACAAAAATTAGATGTTAATGGTAACTTAAAAGTATCCGGAAATATATTAAAGTCTTGGGTTAGAAAAACTTCAGCATATACTGCTTCTATTGGAGATTTAATTGTTGCCGACACTTCTGGTGGAGCATTTACTATTACTTTACCAACAACAGCTAATCTTGGCGATACTCTTAAAATCGCAGATGGTTCAAATTGGGGGACTAATAATTTAACAGTTGCTGTTGGAGCAGCTTCTTCTATTGAAGGTCTTGTTAATGATGAAGATTTAATTCTAGATATTGGTCAAATTACGGTTGAATTTGTATATGATGGAAATACTTGGCAGGCATATTCAAGTATTGGAAAACAGGGTGTCCAAGGTGTCCAAGGTGTTCAAGGTGTTCAGGGAGTAAAAGGAAATGATGGAACTTCGATTACTATCGTAGGTTCAATATCTTCGGTAACAACTTCATCACCAAATACAACATTAACTGCCAATGATACTGGGTTCCCCTGGTATCCCCCTGCTGCTGGTGAAGGTGTAATTGCATTAAATACTGGTAATCTTTGGGTTTATAATGGATCTGATTGGGATGATGTAGGTCAAATTCAAGGGGACACTGGATCTCAGGGAATTACAGGTTCTCAAGGAGTTCAAGGAAGACAAGGAATAACTGGATCTCAAGGAACCACAGGTTCCACAGGTTCCACAGGTTCCACAGGTTCTCAAGGAACAACTGGTGCTACAGGTTCTCAAGGAACTACAGGAACTGCAGGTTCTCAAGGAACCACCGGATCAACAGGGTCGACAGGTTCTACGGGAACTCAAGGAACAGCAGGAACTCAAGGAACTACAGGAACAACAGGATCAACGGGTGCTACGGGTTCTCAAGGAACCACGGGATCCCAAGGTATTCAAGGACGTCAGGGAACAACCGGTGCATCTGGAGAAACTGGTGCTACAGGTGCTCAAGGAACACAGGGAACCATAGGTTCTACAGGTTCTACAGGTTCAACAGGAACTCAAGGAACCGCAGGAACACAAGGAACCACAGGTGCGACTGGTACTACTGGATCTACAGGTCTCCAAGGAACTACGGGTGCTACTGGTTCAACGGGTTCTCAAGGAACTACAGGTTCTACTGGCGCTACAGGTGCCACTGGTTCTCAAGGAACTGCAGGTTCGACTGGTTCAACTGGTGCCCAAGGAACCACAGGAACACAAGGAACCACAGGTGCTACAGGTTCTACTGGATCTACAGGTGCCCAAGGAACCACAGGAGTACAAGGAACCACAGGTTCAACTGGTTCCTCCGGTGCCACTGGATCTCAGGGTATTCAAGGACGTCAAGGAACCTCAGGTGCATCTGGAGAAACTGGTGCTACAGGTCTACAAGGAACTACAGGAACTCAAGGAACCACAGGAACTACCGGTTCTACAGGTGCTACAGGTTCTCAAGGAACGACAGGAACCACTGGTGCTACTGGTTCTACAGGAACACAAGGAACCACAGGTGCTACTGGTTCGACAGGATCTCAAGGAACCACAGGAACCACAGGTGCAACTGGTTCTACAGGTGCTCAAGGAACTACAGGAACACAAGGAACCACAGGCGCTACGGGTGCTACTGGATCTACAGGTTTACAGGGAACCACAGGAACTCAAGGAACTACAGGAACCACCGGTGCTACAGGTGCCACTGGATCTCAGGGTATTCAAGGACGTCAAGGAACCACAGGAACTACCGGTTCTACAGGTGCTACAGGTTCTCAAGGAACCACAGGAACCACAGGTGCTACTGGTTCAACTGGTTCTCAAGGAACTACAGGTGCCACTGGTTCGACTGGTTCTCAAGGAACCACAGGAACCACAGGTGCAACTGGTTCTACAGGTGCTCAAGGGACTACGGGAACACAAGGAACCACTGGTGCAACTGGTTCTACAGGTGCTACTGGATCTCAAGGTATTCAAGGTCGTCAAGGAACCACAGGTGCATCAGGGGAAACTGGTGCTACAGGCGCTCAGGGAACTACGGGCACTCAAGGAACTACAGGAACTACAGGTGCCACTGGTTCGACTGGTTCTCAAGGAACCACAGGAACCACAGGTGCAACTGGTTCTACAGGTGCTCAAGGAACTACAGGTGCCACTGGTTCTACAGGTGCTCAAGGAACTACGGGAACCACAGGTGCAACTGGTTCTACAGGTGCTCAAGGAACTACAGGAACCACAGGGGCAACTGGTTCGACTGGTTCTCAAGGAACTACAGGTGCTACTGGTTCTACAGGTGCTACTGGTTCTCAAGGAACTACTGGTGCAACTGGTTCTACAGGTGCTACTGGTTCTCAAGGAACTACTGGTGCAACTGGTTCTACTGGATCCACAGGTCTACAAGGAACCACTGGTGCAACTGGTTCTACAGGTGCTACTGGATCCCAAGGAACTACAGGTGCAACTGGTCCTACAGGTGCTACTGGATCCCAAGGAACTACAGGTGCAACTGGTCCTACAGGTTCGACTGGTTCTCAAGGAACCACGGGAACCACGGGAACTACAGGATCTCAAGGAACTACTGGTACTAGTGTTCAAGGAACCACTGGTTCTCAAGGAATTATTGGACAGCAAGGAAACAATGCAGGTCTCACATACAACTTTAGCACGACAACAACAAACTCAGATCCTGGAACAGGAACCTTTAGATTTAATAACGCCACTATTGGTTCAGTAACACAAATTTACATCGATGATACTGATGTAGGAAGTGTCAATTTCAGAACTTATATTTTAACCTGGGACGATTCCACCAATACCCAAAAAGGATATATCGTTGTTGACTCTAACACAAATTCAGATACTACATTCGCAATATTCTCTCTGAATAGTATCACTTCTCAGACTGGATATGTTCAACTTAACGTTTCTTATATTAGTGGAACTGCTCCTTCAGCTTCAGAACAATGTGCAATTCAGTTTTATAGAACTGGTAATGCAGGTGCTGATGGTGCTGATGGTGCTGATGGTGCTGCTGGTGCTGCTGGTCCAAGTAATGTTTTAAGTAGTTCAAATACCACGACTAATGCCACTTTCTATCCAGTATTTGTTGCCGGAACCGGTAACCAAACGCCAAGTATTAGAACCACTGCAACAGCATTTAGTTTCAACGCGAGCACAGGAAACCTAGTTGTTCCTGGAGATGTTACCGCATTCTCCGACTCTAGATTGAAAGAAAATGTTTTGACAATAACAAATGCCTTGGAGAAAGTTTGTGCTCTTCGTGGCGTTGAATTTAATAGAATTGATATTGAAGGAAATCCAAAACATCTTGGTCTGATTGCACAAGAAGTTGAAAAAATTCTCCCAGAGGTCGTTCATTCGACAATATCTGATGGAACGGAGTTAAAGGTCGTTTCTTATATGAATATCATTGCAGTTTTAGTTGAGGCTATTAAAGAACAGCAACAAGAAATAAATAACATCAAAGAGATGTTTGGTAAATAATATGAGAGAAAATTATACTTACAATTGGGAAATACTTTCTATTACCAAAATGAATCTTGAAGATAACAATAATGTAATCTTCAAGATTATATGGAGATTGATTGGAATAGATCCAAATGGTGTAGAGGGAGTATTTAAGGGATCCACCGAACTAACACTACCAGATCAATTTGATGATAATTTTATCGAATATGAAAATATAACCCAAGAAAATATTATTAACTGGATTCAGCAGATTTTAAATATGGATGATGTTTATTCTGCTATAGATGATGATATGGAAAAAAATAAAAAGCAGATAGAAATTGTTTTTAATGGACAATATCCTTGGCAACAAATTACTATAGATCCGACTCCAGTAGATCCATCCACAATATTACATGATGCTACGGGTTTACTCACAATATCACCAGAACAAAGTTTCTCTAATTAAATATGGTATTACAAAGCAGCGGCGCTATTAGCTTATCTAATATTCAAACGGAATTTGGAGGAACTAATCCGATTTCAATCAGTGAATATTATGCTGCAGCTGCAGGTGTTCCTTCTAGTGGGGCTATAGATTTTAGTGATTTTTATGGGAAGTCTTCGACTCCAGCTCCAGCAACAGGAAGAGGTCTTTTTGCAGGAGGTTATAATACACCAACACCTACTACGTCTATAACTTATAATATAATAGATTATGTCACAATATCAACAGCAGGAAACGCAACTGATTTTGGTGATTTAACTGTAGGACGCAGATATATTTCAGGATGTTCCTCAAGCACTCGTGCAGTTTTTGGTGGTGGTCAGGCGACTACCGTAGTTATCAATAACATAGACTATGTCACAATAGCAACCACAGGAAATGCTATTGATTTTGGGGATTTAACCGGCGCAACTCGCTATGGATACGGATCATTTTCCAATAGCACTCGTGGAGTTTTTGGTAGCGGTCAGTCGGTCACGCCGGCGGTGGTGGTGTTAAACGTAATAGACTATGTCACAATAGCAACTACAGGAAATGCTACTGATTTTGGGGATTTAACTTTGGCACGTTCAGCTGCTTCAGGTTGTTCTTCACCAACTCGTGGAGTTTTTAGTGGTGGATTTGTTTCTCCAATTGCATATAATATAATAGACTATGTTACAATAGCAACCACAGGAAATGCTATTGATTTTGGGGATTTAACTGCAGCACGCAGTATTATTAGTTCATGTTCTTCAAGCACTCGTGGAGTTTTTGGTGGGGGTGGATATTTAAACATAATAGACTATGTCACAATAGCAACCACAGGAAATGCTACAGATTTTGGTGATTTAAGCGGAGATCGGGTGGGTGCGGCCGCACCTTCCAATAGTACTCGCGGAGTTTTTGGTGGTGGAGCTACATTTATAACGCCAGCAATAATATACATTAACACAATAGAATACATTACAATAGCAACCACAGGAAATGCTATTGATTTTGGTGATCTAAGTATAACGAGAGGGGATCTTGCAGGATGTTCAGACTCTCACGGCGGTCTCGATGGCGGCGGTGGTGGTGGCGGCGGGATTGGAAGAGGTGTCTTTGCTGGTGGCGGCATACTTCCTTCCACAGTTCTAAACACTATAGAATACATTACAATAGCAACAACAGGTAATTCTACCGATTTTGGTGATTTAACCGTAGCACGGAATGTGGCAGCATGTTCCTCAAGCACTCGTGGTGCATTTGCTGGTGGAGCAGTTGGCGCAGCACCAACAACAACATATTATAATAATATAGACTATATCACAATAGCAACGACTGGTAATGCTATTGATTTTGGTGATTTAACCGTGACAAGAAGCGGTTCTAGGGCTTGCTCTTCAAGCACTCGTGGTGTATTTGGTGGTGGTTTCTCTCCAACATTATATTTAAACACTATAGACTACATCACAATAGCAACAACAGGTAATACTATTGATTTTGGTGATTTAACCGCGGCTCGAACAGGTCTATCGGCATGTTCTTCAAGCACTCGCGGGATATTTAGTGGAGGCAACGCTGCTGCACCTGCTATAACACCAGCAACATTCTATAATACTATAGAATATATAACTATAGCAACAACAGGTAATGCTACTGATTTTGGAGATATGCTCACAAGACGCACATCCCTATCGGCATGTTCTTCAAGCACTCGTGGATTATTTGCAGGAGGTACATCACCATCGCCAATAGCAAATGTATATTATAACATTATAGAATATATAACAATAGCAACGACTGGTAATGCTACTGATTTTGGTGATTTAACTGTCCCGCGTGGATATTTTGGTGCATGTTCCTCAAGCACTCGTGGAGTTTTTGCTGGTGGATATGATATTCTTTCACCTGTTGTAACTTATAATACGATAGACTACATCACAATAGCAACAACAGGTAATGCTACTGATTTTGGTGATTTATCAGCATTAATTTATTCATTGGACGGATGTTCAGACTCTCACGGGGGTCTAGCATAAATATCATTAGACAATGATTTGAATTATATGTCATCAGAACTTAGTATTAATATTTCATCAATACATAAGGACCTTTCAACACTTCCACAAGAATACACTGGAATGTTGAGTCATATTAGAGAAGGTCTACCAGCAGTCGAAAGAGTCACAGAAAACTTTTACAAGTCTGGTTCTCAGTTTAAAAATGTAACTCTGGATATTACTGATTTAACACCAATCAGTAGTGTTAAGCATATTCTTGCGTCTATTAATAAAACCAAGATGGCACTTACTGAAGCTCAACTTGGAAGAAAAAAAACAGAGATCAATCTAAAAAAGAAACAAAAAGAACTCGAAACAATCGAAGATGAATTCGATAGAGAACTTTGTCAAATTGAAATTATTGAAATGATGAGTGGGTTAAAGACCTCAGAAGATGTTATGAAAGGTGCGATCAGAAAACTTTCATTTCTGATGACACAATATCAATCGGTTATGGATCATCTTGGAAAAGATCATTTAACCGAAGAAGATTACGAAAGAGAAGAAAGACGATATCATATTATGACTGCATTTAAGCAAGCATTGAACTCATCTCGCCCAAGACAAGGTGTTATGGATGAAGGAAATTCAATTTATATGTTTGAACTTGGTATCAATGTTGGTCACGCTCAAGCAGAAATTCTCAATTACCTTCGGATGGAACATCAGTTGTTCCAAGAAGGAAAGGTTCCAACTCACGAAATGACAATAAAGTGGTTAGAGGCTTGTGCGGATTTATTTGAAAATTGTCCAGAAAAATTTGCAGAAAGTCGTGGATTTAAAGTTTTAGATCAAAAATCATTAGCAGCACCAGAACCTTATAAATCAATCGAAGCATCAAAAACTGAGGAATAAATTATGTTTCATCTTGCTATTGGAACTCCAATGTATGGAGGTCAGTGTACTAGTGAATATACACAATCCGTTTTAAATTTAACAGAAGCAATTAACACAAGCGGCAATAGAGTAACTTCAATTTTTCTTGGAAATGAGTCATTAATTCAAAGAGGAAGAAATACAATTGCTCACCATTTCTTAAATACAGATGCCACACATCTGATCTTTATTGATGCTGATATTAAATTCAGACCTGGCGACATCGCTAAAATGATCAAGGCAGATAAAGAATTAATCATTGGCCCAGTTCCACTAAAAGGTATTGACTGGGAAAACGTAAGAATGTGTGCTCTTGAGGGAAAGGAAAATCTTTGGAAACAGGGTGGTGTGTTTAACATTAATCATCTTGATGGGCATTTTATGCAAGATGAAGAAGAACCTTTTGAAATTAAGCACGGTGGTGGTGCAATGATGCTCATCAAAAGAGAAGTATTTGAAAGTCTAATTCCACATACGGACACTTACATTAATGGTGGAGTGACAATTCCACAAGGAAAAGAGATTTATAACTTCTTTAGAGTTGAGATTAACGAAGAAAAACAACTTTTATCTGAAGATTATTTCTTCTGCGAATCTTATAGGAAAATTGGTGGAAAAGTTTGGTGTGCTCCTTGGTTTGATGTGGGGCATTTTGGATCTTACCTATTCTCAGGTAAGTATTCTGAAACTTTTAAACCAGAAATCACCAAGCCCAAGTCACCGCAGAATATCTTTTCCCAACTGTAACTTCTTTAACTTGATGTGGATACATAAAATTACTCGGGAACATAATAATGTCTCCACATCCAAGTTTTACTGCCTGATCTCCCCAGAATACTAACTCACCACCAGTATAATCATCATTAAAATTTAAAATGAAACTGAGAACTGGAATTCCTTTTTCGTTACCATCAAATATTGAATGAATATGGTCAAAGTGTTCTCTCATTATTTGACCTTTTGAATAACGATTAAACCGAATATTGCAAAATTTATTCATAATTTGGCACATTCTTGGAATATCCAAATAAGCAAACTTTGAATTATAAATTGCTCCCGCTTGAATGACATATGGAGTAAGAACTTGATTCAACTCTGGAGATGCAGTTTGTACATCCAATTCCATCGTTTCTTCGCTACTAGCATTGTTACTAATAGGACTATGCCATTGATGGGGGGACCATTGATTTTCCTCTATTTGTTGAATAATATCAACGCATAAATCTTTTGGAATAAATTCTTTTTCCAAATGAACATAATCTTTAATATTTTCGTATCTAATCATTTTAGTGGAAGGTAAGTTAAGGATTCAATTTTACCAAGAGACTCTGTTTCAAATGTATTAAATGCAAGGCTAATTCTTGGAGTTGTAGATACATTTTCAGGGACACCATGATAAAGTGTTGATGGAAATAAAATAAGTTCTCCAGTTTCTAACGGGAGTAAAAATGTTTCTGCATTAAAATTATTATGATTTTTAATGGTGAATGAATACATTTCATTATTTTTGTTTCTAAATTCAATGGGTGGAAGAGTTTTGTTTATTTGAAAATAAAATACTCCACTAACAATACTATTAGGATGCCGATGTTCGTGATGTTTTTTTCCATTGTCAGTAATATTTGCCCAAGATTGTGTAATTTTTAATTTATTTGAGCATTCGAGGACATCATTAACGTAAAAATTAATTTGAGAATCAATAAATTCTCTGATATTTTTTAGTTGAGGGTTATCTAATAAAAAAGTATCAGAAGATTGTTTGCTATATATTTTTTGCGTTTCTGGAGTATTTAAATTATATTCTAAACTCTTTACATATTCCAATTCTTCAGACAAATCTTTTTCATATTTTGAAATAAGAACCGGAATTGGAAATAATTGTAGAAGTTCTCTATTTGACATATATTTAAAGATACATATAGAAATTATACAATATTCATATTGAATATGCAAATTTTGAGGTTTAATTCATTATAAATCAATGATAAATAACTAAAGCATTTTTTAAATTATATTAGTGAGTAAATATCCTAGGAACCGAAGAACGTGGCATATTTAAGTACTTTACTTGGGGCTAATTTCACTGGAGCACAAGGTACTCAAGGTGTCCAGGGAAGGCAGGGAACTACTGGCACTCAAGGAGCAACAGGAACACAAGGACTTCAGGGAATTCAGGGATCTTTAGGTCCTCAAGGAATTCAGGGAATTACAGGATCTCAGGGAGCAACAGGAACCCAAGGTCTTCAGGGAATTCAGGGAACTATAGGTCCTCAGGGTATTCAGGGAACTATAGGATCTCAAGGTATTCAAGGACGTCAGGGTATTCAGGGAACTATAGGTCCTCAGGGTATTCAGGGAACTATAGGATCTCAAGGTATTCAAGGACGTCAGGGTATTCAGGGAACTACAGGATCTCAGGGAACTACAGGTGCAACTGGTGCGACTGGATCTCAAGGAACTACAGGAACTACTGGAACTACTGGTGCGACTGGATCTCAAGGAACTATAGGATCTCAAGGAACTGCAGGCGCGACTGGCGCGACTGGATCTCAGGGAACTGCAGGATCTCAAGGAACTATAGGATCTCAGGGTATTCAAGGTGTTCAAGGTATTCAAGGACGTCAGGGTATTCAGGGAACCACAGGAACTACAGGTTCTCAAGGAACTACAGGAACCACAGGAACTACAGGTTCTCAAGGAACTACAGGAACCCAAGGAACTACAGGAACCACAGGAACTACAGGTTCTCAAGGAACAACTGGATCTCAAGGAACAACTGGATCTCAAGGTGTTCAGGGTCGTCAAGGGACTACAGGTGCATCAGGAGAAACTGGTGCTACTGGTGCTCAAGGAACTACAGGTTCTCAAGGAATCCAAGGAATTACAGGTCCAGTAGCAGGTTCCGCAAATCAAGTTGTATATAAAGACGGATCTAATAACCCAACAGGTTCTAGTAATTTAACTTTTAATGGAACTGCACTTTATGCAAATCAAATTACTGGTCCAGCGGAACTTGTAATTGATCCAACGTCTATTGGAGATAATACTGGAGCAGTAAGAATTAAAGGTGATTTATATGTTGATGGTTCAAACTTCATAGTCAATTCATCAACAATTGAGTTGGCAGATTTTGTGGTTGGTATTGCATCTACAGTAGCAACAAATGCACTTCTTGATGGAGCTGGTATTGGTATTGGATCCGTAGGAATTCGCAAGACAATTACTTGGAATAATACTGCAACCGCATTAACATCGAGCGAAGATTGGAATCTTGCTTCAGGTAAGCAATATAAGATTAATGGAACTTCGGTATTAACTTCAACAACACTAGGTTCTGGAGTTGTCAATTCATCTTTAACTTCCGTTGGAACATTAGGTCTATTAAATGTTACTGGTATTGTTACTGCATCTAGATTTGTTTCTAATGTGGCAACAGGAACTGCACCATTCACAGTCTCTTCAACGACTCTTGTATCTAATTTAAATGCCGATTTACTTGATGGGTTAAATTCCGCATCGACAAACACAGCATCAACTATTGTAGCAAGAGATGCTTCAGGTAACTTTAGTGCTGGCACTATTAGTGCTTCGTTGACAGGTTCTGCTTCAAACAACGTGTTGAAAGCAGGCGACACGATGACAGGTCAATTGATTTCAACTCTTGCAAATAATACTGCAACTGGTGGTGGTCAAATATACCTGAATGGGGCAAATGGAAATAGAATTGATTTTAATACAAATGGTGTTGCTGCTCCGACAACTACAACAAGAAGTGCTGGAACTAAGTTAGTTTTATGGCCAGGACTAAGTGCAACTAATGTTGATTATGCACTTGGTATTGATAGTTCTACTATGTGGTATTCTGTTGATACTACTTCAGCACAATTTAAGTGGTTTGCAGGAACTAGTAATGTCGCCACTTTAACTGGCGCCGGAAACTTCAGTGCGACTGGAAGTATTACTGGAAATACAATCGTAAAATCTGGAGGAACTTCGTCTCAGTTCTTAAAAGCAGATGGATCTGTAGATACTAATACCTATATTACTTCTGCTTCTGTAGGCAATGGAACTCTGTCTTTAGCAGTTTCCGGAACTGGTCTTTCTGGTTCAGCATCATTTACTGCAAACCAAAGTGGAAATACAACTTTTACAGTAACATCTAATGCAACTTCAGCAAACACAGCATCTGCAATAGTTGCTAGAGATGCTTCGGGTAACTTTACTGCGGGAACAATTACTGCAAATTTAACAGGAAATATAACAAATACAGTTACAGGAACTAATTCAACTGCACTAGTTTATGGTAATATGGCAGATAACGACCAATTTAGAATTTTAATTGGCGGAACTGCTTCTAATGCTGGATATGTTGAAATTGCAACAGCAGATGACGGAACTGAACCAATTTATGTAAGACAATATACGGGCGTATTTACAACACTTGCAAGAACTGCCACACTACTTGATGGAAGTGGAAATACTAGTTTTCCTGGCAGTGTTACAGGAAATACAATCGTAAAATCTGGAGGAACTTCTTCTCAGTTCCTAAAAGCAGATGGATCCGTTGATTCTAATACTTATATTACTTCAGCTTCTGTAGGTAACGGAACTCTTACTTTAGGAGTTTCTGGAACTGGTCTTTCTGGTTCCGCATCATTTACCGCAAACCAAAGTGGTGCTACCACATTCACTGTAACTTCGAACGCGACTTCAGCAAACACAGCATCTGCAATAGTTGCTAGAGATGCTTCTGGAAACTTTACTGCTGGAACTATTACTGCTACAAGTTTCTCAGGTTCCTTAGCAAACACATTAACTTTAAATACCTCAGGAACTGGATTATCTGGATCCACAACATTTAATAACTCTGGTGCAGCAACATTTACCGTAACATCTAACGCGACTTCTGCAAACACAGCATCTGCAATAGTTGCTAGAGATGCTTCCGGAAACTTTACTGCTGGAACTATTACTGCTGCAACTTCATTTGTAAAATCTGGAGGAACTTCATCTCAGTTCTTAAAAGCAGATGGTTCTGTTGACTCCAATGCTTACATTACTTCTGCTTCTGTAGGCAATGGAACTCTGACTTTAGCAGTTTCCGGAACTGGATTATCTGGATCTGCATCATTTACGGCAAACCAAAGTGGTGCGACAACATTCACAGTAACCTCTAATGCAACTAATGCAAATACAGCATCTGCAATAGTTGCTCGTGATGCTTCGGGTAACTTTAGTGCTGGCACAATATCAGCAGGATTATCCGCTTCTGCAGACGCGGCAATTGTCAATCAAAACAACGGAAACTCTGCTGCTTGGTATGGTAGAATTCTTTCTAAAAACTCAACCAGTGATAAAGCATCATTCTTAGGAACTTATGGTAGTATTGCTGGAGTTTTTGCACATAATAATGCTCTAAGTGCTTGGACGGATTTATATGTGAATACCGTTGATGGTGGAAGCAATGGTGGTACAGTAAGAATGCCCCCCTCCGTCTTAGTCAATGGAAGCCAAGTTTGGCACGCTGGTAATGATGGTGCAGGTAGTGGATTAGATGCCGATTTAATTGATGGTATTAATTCCACTGGTTTATTCAATAATATGGGAGCTCTTCACTCTACAAGAAGTAGTTTTGATGCCACAACACCTTCTTATGATTTTGGTTTTAGATTTGTTCAAGGAAGCACCAATGGTCCAGGAACTTCTGGATCTCAATTCTATTCTTGGTATATTGGTCTAGGTTCTGAATATGCAGCGACTGGTGCTGGTTCTTATGGAGCAATGTTTGCTGTTGATAGAAATGTCACCAACCCATATTTAACAGTTAGATATAATGAAGGAAATTCTTTCACTTCCTGGTATAAGATCAGAGCAGGTGCTGCGGACCAAGTAATAAATTCAGTTACCTTTAATAACGGTGGTGCTGGTGGTGCATCTGGTAGCACATTTAATGGAAGTGGTGCTTTAACAGTTTCTTATAACACAATCGGTGCATCTCCGTTAGCAGGTTCCACTAGTTTAACCACCACTGGTACTGTAACTACTGGTACTTGGTCTGGTTCTTTTGGTGCTGTATCTGGTGCTAACTTAACTAGTCTTACTGCAGGAAACTTAAGTGGAACAATACCTTCAGCAGTATTAGGTAACTCAGTTCACTTCATTGGCACTACTTCTATTGCACTAAACAGAGCATCTGCTGCTCAAACTTTAACTGGAGTAAATATTGATGGCAGTTCTGGTTCTTGTACTGGTAATGCTGCCACAGCAACTAGTGCCGACCAAATAGACGGAATTGCATTTAGAAATTCAAATAGCACATCAGCGATTAGTGCTCCAGATACATTAGATAGCAATGGAATTGGATATGTAACTAATATATCACTTTATAGCCAAACTGACGGTGCTTTATATGCACAAGCATATAGTGCAGCTTGGCAACATCAGATATATGGAGATTATAGAACTGGTCAAATAGCAATAAGAGGTAAAAATAATGGAACTTGGCAGGCTTGGCGTAATGTTCTCGATAGCACTAATTACACTACATATGCTGCTGCAAGTAACCATACACACGGTAATATTACCAATGCTGGTGCTATTGGTTCTGTAGCAAACCTACCAATTATTACAACAACAAGTGGTGTATTAACTACTGGTTCATTTGGTTCAGCAGCAAATACTTTCTGTCAAGGTAATGATTCTCGTCTAAGTGATACTAGAAACACAACTAATAGCATTACGTTTAACAATGCTGGTGCTGGGGATGCCAGCGGAACAACTTTCAATGGATCCACCGCAAGAACAATTTCATACAACACAATCGGCGCATCTCCGTTAGCAGGTTCCACTAGTTTAACTACAACTGGCACCGTAACTAATGGTACTTGGTCTGGTACTTTTGGTGTCGTATCTGGTGCTAACTTAACTAATTTGACTGCAGGAAACTTAAGTGGAACAATACCTTCAGCAGTATTAGGTAACTCAGTTCACTTCATTGGTACTACTTCTATTGCACTCAATAGAGCATCTGCTTCACAAAGTTTAACTGGCGTAAGCATTGATGGTTCTTCAGGTTCTTGTACTGGCAACTCTTCTACTGCAACAACCTTACAAACAACAAGAACTATTTGGGGTCAAAACTTTAATGGTAGTGCCAATGTTTCTGGTGCATTGACTGGAGTAACTAATATAACTGCTACTGGCAACATTGCTGCCGATGGTGCATTCCGTGCAGAGTCTTCAGACTCTACACAAAGATTTGATATTTACTATAATGAGACTACTGATAGTCTTGATTTTGATTATCTCACCGCATAATATAAATATAAATAAATTTTTACTATTCTAAAAAATGACTGACCAACAACAAGATCTAAAAAATATTATTGAGACACAAAAAACTTTGATCAACGAAATCAATGAACTCAATAATTCCATTGCCGTGAAAAAGGAATTAGCACTAAAGTATCAAGGAATTATTGAGTATCTGACTGCTTCAGGTGTTACTTTGCCTGAACCAGAAACAGAAGAACAGGCCATTGAAATTCAATCTGAGGGAGAATAAATGCAATGACGGAAGAAATGCAACCTGGTATATCATACCCAGTTATTACATATACTGTTGGTGATTATGTTGAAGGTGATAATTCTGTAGAAGTCACCTACACGAATAGTCAAGGATTTATCTACAAGAGAATGGTCAATATTCCATATCTAGAAATTGGACAATATGAAGAAGGTGAAAGTTCTATTGACCAACCATACTTTCAAGAAATTCTTGAAGGGCAATTGATGGGAGTTATTAATAAAGCAAGAATGGGTCTTATTACTTTTATAGATCCAAATGCACCAACAGAACCAGTAGGAATAGGAACGACTTCATAATCTTAACCTATGACTATAGCAGCAAGACTCACCAGTATCGGCACCTTTTTCGCATATGATTATGACGAAACTGTGGTGACCAAATTTAGAATAGGTAGTGATGGAACTGCTTATTCTAATGAGTTTGATGAAAATACTTCAACAACACTAAGTGGCACTAAAAGAATGAGTGTCACTTCTCTTGGGAATTTGATTGTTTTAGATTCAATTAATGAGATTGATCCATTTATAACCACAGTTCCAACAACTGGACTTCAACTTAATATTGATCCAGCACAACCACCTGCATCTGAAACTCTTCCAGTAGGTCAGCAAGCATATACAACAGCACAAACTACAACTTTCACTGTTCCCAATGGTTGTACTTCAATTTCTGCAGTCTGTATCGGTGGTGGTGGAGGAGGTGGTGGATCTGATTCCAGAAGTGAAGGAACTCAAGGTGGCGCTGGTGGGGCATTATGCTATGGAACGATAGCAGTAACACCAGGAGAACAACTTACAATAGTTGTTGGTTCTGGTGGAAATGGAGGTGGTTCTGGAAATGATGGTAGTAATGGCGGAAATACCTCAATATCAAGAGGTGCCACAGCATTATTGACTGCAAATGGAGGAAGCGGAGGAAATGAAAGGAGCACTGGTGCTGTAGGCGCAGCAACATATACAGTCAATACTACATTTGTTACCAGTAGTGGTGGTGGCAATGGTGGTGGTTGTAATGGTAGTTCTAATAGCGGTGGCGCTGGCGGTGGCGGTGCTGGTGGATATTCTGGCAATGGTGGAACTGGTGGTGGAGGAACAACAGGTGCTAGTGCTGGGCAAGGAGGAGGATCTGGTGGTGGTGGCCACACGACTTCAGGTTTAGGCGCAGGCGGTGGTGGAACTGGAATTTTAGGTTCTGGTTCAAATGGAGCTGCTGGAACTTCTGGCGCAACACCAACTGGAGGTGGAAGAGGTTCTTACATATCAGGTTCTTTCCCAACTTCTGGAACAAGAGCTGCCGGTGGAGCATATGGCGGTGGTGGTGGTGGATATGCTGCAAATGCTAATGGTTCTGGTGGCAATGGTGGTGTTGGTGCTGTAAGAATTATTTGGGGAACTGGTAGATCTTATCCTTCAACCAGTGTTGCTGATGCTACTGTGGTTAATTATGCATTCACTTTATCAGACTTAAGTGGCAATTCAAGAACCGCAAGTGCTGTAAATGGAGCAAGTCGCAATGCTTCACTTAATGGTGGTGTTGTAGTTTATGATGGAACAAACGATTATATGACTGTTACCTCATATAAAGGTGTGACAGGAACTGGTGCAAGAACTTCTATTGTGTGGTTCAAAGCAAGTGTTCCAAACACTTTTGATCGAATTATGGGTTGGGGGGCAACAACGGCAGCAGGAAATAAATGGGGAATGGAACCCGATTCCACAACATTTAAACTTCATCTATCAACTTCAAACGGAGCATATGCTGTTGGTGGTTCAACAACTCCTAATATTATGGATGGAAAATGGCATATGATTGCAGCATCAGTTGGTGCAAGTCAAACTGTAAATGATATTAAGTTATATGTGGATGGAAATTTATTGACTGATGTAACCCGTGCTCTTGGGGCAACAGCAATTAATACATCTTCAAGTGCTGATGTGTCTTTTGGTGCATCACTTGCCGATGCTTCTCCAGAATATTTAAATGGTCACACTTCCCAAGTTTTAATTTATAATGTTCAGTTAAGTGATCTAGAAATAAAACAAGTTCATAGAACGATTCTTAATCGTTTTTAATCATAAATATTAAAAAAACGATAGTTGCAATATGGCAAAACTTAAAAGTGGAACTAGAGTTTATGGTAATTTGCTAGTAGATGGTGTAGTTGATTTGACTGCATCAGCTTTAGCAACTGCGGTTTCTGGTGAAGTTCAATTTGATGGAACTGCATTTTATGGATCTCCTGCTGCGAGCACAAGAGGAGTAATTCCAACAGAACATTTAATTGTTTTATCTTCCACAAACACATTAACTTCTCAAACTGGTGTTCAACCACTCTTTGATGGTGGTGGTGGTCCTGCAGGTGGAGCAATTACTTTACCAGTAGGTACATATAAATTTGAGTGCTTTTATGCTCTTGCATCAATGTCTACTTCTAGTGGTTCTTTTGGATTTGCTCTTGGTGGGACGGCAACAAAAACTGAAGGTTGGCACGCTTCTGCTACAAAATCTGCATTTACAACTGCCAGTACTCTTCAGGGAACTTGGAATACTGGTGCCAATACTTCTTTAGTTACTGCTAATACTACTGCTACTGGACATGCTTTCATTAGAGGTCATTTTCGTATTACTGTAACCGGAACTATTATTCCTCAAGTATCCTTAGGTGTTGGGGCAGCAGCAGTAGTTCAAACAAATAGTCACTTTATTTGCAATCCAGTTGGTAGTGCAACAGTCGTCAGTGTAGGAAACTGGGCGTAATATTAATATTGCATTCATAATATCGAATAAATAAAACAAATTAAAGTATTTTGCTTTGAAATCATAATGACAAATTTTGTTAAACTTGCATTAGATAATGGTGGATCTATTAAACCCCTACTCATTAATTCTAAAGATCTTTTAGGACCATCCCTCACAAATCCGTCAGTTCTTGTAGTTGATGATAAGATTTTAGTAAATATCAGAAACGTAAATTATACACTATATCATTCGGAATTAAGCAAGTTTGAGCATTTGTGGGGTCCTCTATCATACATTCACCCCGAGAATGATATGCATTTGAGGACTACAAATTATATTGCAGAGTTGGATGAAAATTTAGATACAATTTATTACACAAAAATAGATACTTCTAAATTTGATACTTATCCACCACAATGGGATTTTGTTGGTCTTGAAGATTGTAGATTAATCAATTGGGAAGACAAGATCTATGTTTGTGGCGTAAGAAGAGATCTAGATACAATCGGAACTGGGAGAATGGAACTCTCAGAACTCGAATTTGATGCGGGCGCAGTAAAAGAGGTTCTGAGGTATAGAATACCTGGGCCTCCACCAGATGATGAATATTGTATGAAGAATTGCACTCCAATCGAAGATATGCCATTTCATTTGATGAAGTGGACAAATCCAACTGCTTTGATGAAATTTAATATTGATGGAAGTCAAACAGAAGTCTTTGAAGTCAATTCTCGCGTCCCGATGCCAAAGGATATGAGAGGTGGATCTCAAGTAATCAAATATAATGGCGGTTATTTAACTCTAATTCACGAAACTGATTTATACAATTCAGAGCAAGGAAGAAAGGACGCAACTTATCGTCATAGATTTGTTTGTTGGGATGGAAACTTTAAAAATCAAAGATTTTCTAAAGTATTCTCATTTTTAAATATGAAGATTGAGTTCTGCTGTGGACTTGCAGAATATAAAGATAGTTTTCTTATTACATTTGGCGCTTCAGATAATGCTGCTTATATCTTAAAAATTTCTAAATCATTTGTGGAGGATTTTATCAATGAAGGAAGTAATTGATTTTTCATTAGATACTGAGAATGGAGAAAAAAATTATACTCTTGCTCAATGGTATGAGAAGCAAGGACATACTGCGCCGGCACATACTTATTATTTGAGAGCAGCAGAAAGAACTGATGATAAAATTCTTGCTTACAAAGCATTATTAAGGGCATCTTTCTGTTATAAATCTCAAGGTTCTAGAGATGGAACTGAAAAGATTTTACTAGAAAATGCTCTGAATTTTATTCCAGAAAGACCTGAAGCATATTATTTTCTTTCATTGCTGTATGAAAGAAAGGCAGAATGGCAGAACTGCTACATTTATTCAAACTTAGGATTGCAGTGCTATTCTCCGGATATTGAAGATATTAATCTTCCAGAATATCCTGGAATGTATTCACTCATTTTCCAAAAAGCAGTTGCTGGATGGTGGTGGGGTAAAGGACCAGAGTCTAGAAAATTATTGTGGAAACTGGTCGATGAATATTGGAATGTTATGGACGAAAGATTTAAATATAGTGTTGAAAATAACATTTCAAGAATAGGTTCTGGTCCAAAGTCCCAAGATGCTGTTTTTTATTCAAAGGCAAATTATAATAACCTAAGACATAAATTTAACGGATCTGAAAGTATTTCAGTAAATCACGCTCAAGCATTTCAAGACATTTTTGTCTTAACTATGCTAAACGGAAAGAGAAATGGAACATTTCTTGAAATAGGAGCATCTAAACCATTTGAAAGAAATAACACTGCTCTTCTAGAGAATACTTTTGGTTGGTCTGGTGTTGCAGTTGAACTTGATAAAGAATTTGCTACCTCATATGAATTGTTAAGACCTAATATAAAGGTCTTATGCCAAAATGCACTGCAGATTGATTATTCTGAATTATTAGAAGAAAATTATACTAAAAATGTAATCGATTATCTTCAATTAGATATTGAGCCTGCAAGGAATACTTATGAATGTATGCTCAAAATTCCGTTTGATAAGTATAAATTTGCGGTCATTACTTATGAGCACGATGATTACATTGACATAACTCGCTCGTGTAAAAAGAAATCCAGAGAATTTTTAGAAGAAAGAGGATATGTTTTAGTCGTAAATGACGTATCAGTTGATGGCATTTCAACGTTTGAAGATTGGTGGGTGCATCCAGATTTAGTTGATCAGAATACCATTAACATTATGAGATCTGATTTCAATAAGATTACAAATATCGGAGAATATTTTTACTCTAAGAGATACTACGGTGAGTTTGATACTGACAAGTATATTAGAGAACATTATTTTCCAGATATGAATTATACTGGAGTTTTTGTTGACGTTGGGGCAGGTCCACCGACATTTATAAGTAACTCAAAGCACTTCAGGGATAGTGGATGGAGAACTATATGCGTAGAACCAAATCCAAAATTTGCAAAACAGCATAAAGATGCTGGTAGTGAAGTATATGAATATGCTTGCTCAAATAAAGAAGGTAAGAGTAGTTTTATTATTAACTACAATAATGATAATTGGTATTCAAAAGAAAATGATGGGGTTAGTTTTTCTTCTTTAGGTATTAGGTATAAAGGAGTTCCCGCTCACAATACACAAGAAACTATTGAAGTTGAGACTATAAAGTTGAATACTTTACTGGAAAAAATTGATATAAATCGAGTAGATGTTCTTTCTATTGATACTGAGGGGTGGGAACTGGATGTATTAGATGGATTTGATCATATTAAGTATAATCCAAAAGTTGTTGTCCTAGAAAATTTTGAAAAAGTTTCAAAATATGAACAGTATATGAATAGTATCGGATATAAAAAAGATTTTTCTTTGGGACATAATGAAATATATTCGAAGGAAAAATCTACCTCTACAATATCTGCAATATATACACCAACTTTCACAAAGGCTAAAGGAACTTCTTGGATCGTAGATAACTTTTACGAAAATCCAGACGAAGTCCGAAAATTTGCTCTGAATATAGATTATTTTGAAGGAGGTATTGGTAGAGGATTTATCGGCAGACGATCAAAAGAACAATATCTATTTTCAGGTCTTAAAGAAAGATTTGAGGAGATAATGGGTAAGAAAATTACCGGATGGGAAGAATATGAGATGAATGGTAGATTTCAGGTTGCTTGGGCAGGAGAACCTTTAGTATGGCATTGTGATAGTCAGCAATGGGGTGGAATGCTCTATCTAACTCCAGAAGCACCATACCAATGTGGAACAACTTTGTATGCACATAAGAAGACTAGAGCAAGAACTTATTATGATCAAGGATGGGATGCTGCGTGGACAAATGTTCCCGGAGATTGCCACCTCGACGGAACACCATTTGAACCTGTTGATGTTCTTGGGAATGTTTATAATCGTCTTGTAATTTTTGATGCAAGTTGTATTCATTCTGCTTCAGAATACTTTGGAACAGTAATGGAAAATGCAAGAATGTGGCAAATGTTCTTCTTTGATACTTGAGGTCGTTAAATAATAAATAACTTTAACCACCACTGACTATTCTATGGCAAAGATTAAATCACATAAATCAGTTGAACAAATTGCCAAAAAGCATAAGGTTAGTGTATCTGATATTGAAAAGCAACTCAAGATTGGTGTTCCTATTGAGCACGAACATACAAAAGATAAAGATCTAGCAAAAGATATTGCCCTTCAGCATTTAGGTGAATTTCCCGACTATTATACCAGACTTTCTAAAATGGAAAAATCAGCAAAGAAACTCAAAGAAGCACACGAAGAGTCAAGGTTCTGCCCTCTCTGCGATAAGAGGGAAAAGAGATCTGAGTGTGGTTATGGTGAGCAGGCGTGGGACAAGGTCTCAGTGAAAGACGAAGAATATTCAATGGCACGTTCTGAACTGAAGACCATTGATGATGCTGTTCAGAAGTTGATGATGAAAGTTGGAAAAGGTGAGGGTAATCTAGAAGCGTGGGTTCAATCCAAGATCACTAAGGCAGCAGATTATATTGATACTGCTGCAGATTATGTTGCAGGTGGAGAAATGGAAGAGTCCAAGTCTCCTCTTGTATCTAAGATTATTGGTGAAGAGAAGAAGAAAATGAAAGGTAAGGATCCTTGCTGGAAAGGATATGAAATGGTTGGAACAAAGAAAAAAGGTGGAAAGGAAGTTCCCAATTGTGTTCCTAAAGAGTCAGTAACTATTCAAGATGCTGATGGAAATGATTATGTTGAGTTTATTGATATAGTTAAACCAGAACCTATCAAATCAATTGCAGAAGCAACTACTCGTCTTCAGGCACAGACTGGTAATTTGATTGCCGTTATTCTTTCTTGGAAGGGAAAGACTTATTCATTAACAATGTTCTTCCCACAAGTGAAGATGCCTTCAAGAAAGGATGTGGAAGATGAAATTCAAAAAGTATATCCAGGTTCAAGAGTTCTCCAATTTAACGTCACAAGTGTAAGAGGAGACCAACCAATTCTTCAAGTTCAGAATAGTAGATCAAAAAATTATCTTCTGAATAATAAAACTATTGGAGAAGAGGTTGAAATATCAGAAGCAAAAAAGTCTGAGATGCCTTGTAATAAACCCAAGGCAGAAGCACACGGTTCAGGAGAAACTGGCAAGTCTCACGTCGTAAAAGCGTGTGAAGGTGGAAAAGAAAAACTTATTCGTTTTGGGCAACTGGGTGTCAAAGGTTCTCCTAAGAAAAAAGGAGAGTCCGAAGCATATGCAAGTCGTCGTCATAGGTTCCAAACCAGACACGCTAAGAATATTGCAAAAGGAAAAATGTCTGCTGCCTTCTGGGCCAATAAAGTAAAATGGTGAGATAATTTATGCCAGCTGATCATTATCTTGGTAATCCGCTTCTTAAAAAAGCGAATACCGTTGTTGAATTTACTGAAGATCAAGTTTTAGAATTTGCACAGTGTCAGGAAGATCCCTTATACTTTACTAAAAAATATATTCAGATTGTTACTCTTGACCACGGATTACAACCAATTAAAATGTATCCGTTTCAGGAGAGAATGGTTAAACGATTTCATAACAATCGTTTTAATATATGTAAGCTTCCTCGCCAGTCAGGTAAGTCTACGATTGTTGTATCTTATCTTCTACATTATGCGATCTTTAATGACAACGTAAATATAGCAATCCTTGCAAACAAGGCATCAACCGCAAAGGATCTGTTAGATCGACTTCAAACTGCATACGAGAACCTTCCTAAGTGGTTGCAGCAAGGCGTTCTGATATGGAATAAAGGGTCATTGGAACTAGAGAATGGTTCTAAGATTATTGCGGCATCTACGAGCGCCTCAGCGGTTCGTGGTGGTTCTTATAATATCATCTTCTTGGACGAATTTGCGTTCATTCCAAATCATATTGCAGACCAATTCTTTAGTTCTGTATATCC